TACGACAAAGGAACTTCTGATGATAATTCAAGACTCTAACTAGGAGAGTAAAAGTTTTATTAACAAAAGAGTTCTATATGCTTAAACAAAAATTCTAGGTGTTCCAGAATTCATTTGTTTGAGTATACTTAAATAATGATAATAGTCTAAAAAAATACTTTAGATAGTTTATTTAAATTAATTAATTAATTAAAAATATAATATTTATAACAATGGATATATTAAAAGCATTTGAATTAGATGGAAAAGATCATAATATTAATATTTTATGGGAAAATGATAAACCATTGTTTAGAGCATCAGAAATTGGTGATATATTAAAAATTACTAAAATTCGTAATTCAATTTCATCATTTGATGATGAAGAAAAGGTAGCCCGTACTATTATCACCCCTGGCGGTCGTAAAGAAACGTTATTTCTTATAGAAATGGGTTATAAATGGAAATAAAAAATATAAAAACTATTAAAATATCATATTATAAAATTATTATTTTTTTGTCATAATTTCTAACAATATTATAATGGATAATTCACCTAAAGAACGTATTAAGTTTAAAAATCAAAGAGTATTTGGTCGTCTTTTTGATCCTTTTATAGATTCAGCGATATCTTTTGTAGGTAAAATGTATATTTCTGGTAAAATAGAGCCAAATGGTAAAGTGAATGATACTAAAAAACTCTTATTAGGTGATTTATGGTCATATGTATATTATTTATATTATTATAATCGTGATAAAGATCCATTTAAAAGTATGAAAACATTAACAGGTAATCATGCTTCTGCAAGGAATTTTTATAAAATAGTTCATAAAATAACAAAAACTTCTGTTGGAAAAATTAATGAAAAAATATTAATAAAATTTATTAATATTGTAATTACTGAATATAAAATTAATAATCCAATACAAAGTAAATCTATTATAGTAAACAATAAAGATTGTGAAATAGAAAAGCGTAAATTAGAGGATGAAAAGAATAAGTTAGAGGATGAAAAGAATAAGTTAGAGGATGAAAAGAGTAAATTAGAAGATGAAATATATAGTTTAACACAATTATTAAATTCAGCAGCAGCAGCTAATAAGAAACAAACAAGGAAAAAATCAATTCTAATTAAAGATAATTGTGATCAAGAACTATTAGAATTTAAAGAATTGTGTAAAAATTTTGAGAAATTAATTATATCAAAATTATGTTTATTAAAATATTTGGGGAATATTATGCATATGATACCAACACTTGATATAAAATGTGATGAAAGTAATATAACAGATCAAATAAAAGCATTTGATAAATTACATCCAAAAATAAAGTTTAATTTTAAAACTTTGTATCATAAAAATAGGAATGATATTTTAAAATTAAAGACGACTTACAGTGATTTAATAAATATACATTTAACATGTGGTAATTTAGTTTTATATAAAAAGCAGTATAATGAAGATCTAATAAAATTAGATATAATACTTGGTGAATTACTAGATATTTATGAAGATTTATATGGAAAAGTTCGTTGTTATATTAAAGTACGTAAATTTATTAAATCTTTTGATAAAACAACAAATTTACCAAAGATAAAAGTAACAAATAATAAAGAGATAACTTTAGAATGTAGTAATAAAGAAAAAATTAGTGGAAATTTCTTTGGTGTTTTTGATAAAGAATATACAAATGCAGATTTGTATTCTGGTGTTACAAATACAAAAACGAATGGATTAAATATAGATATAACAGATATAAAATCATGGTCTTTGAGTAAAACATTTGATCAATTAAAGCGTAATTATTCAATATCTTTATTAAATATGGGTTTTTCAGGTTCAGGTAAATCTTATACATTATTTGGAGATCAAAATGAGCCAGGATTAATAAATTATGCATTATCAAATTTAGGTATTAAGTCACATATAGAATATGTTTTTGAGTTATATTATGATGAAATCAATATAAATGCTAAAGAGATAAGTGGAAAAGTAATAATTGTATATGATCGTCCAAAAGACTTAAATATACAATTAAAAAGGTATGGAATTGATAATTATGAATATGAAAATCTACTTAAATTAGATGACTTAGATATCCAGGATGCTATAAAATTAATAAATATGAATCAATTAAAGAATGGCAGAATAAAGAAAACATTTAATAATCCAAATTCATCAAGATCACATTTATTTATAGTATTAAAAGTAGGTACAAGTTATTTAAATATTGTTGATTTAGCAGGAATCGAAAATGCATTTCAGATTTATACTTTATTTAATAATAAGATGTCAATGCCTTATTTCTTATTACAATTTGATTCAAAAGGTATATTTAAGGGACAAATGAAAAATGAGAAAATATCAAAATACATTACAGGTAATGATATTAAAAACACAGATACTATTTTAGAAAAAAATGATGTAGGTAAATTGATAGGTACTTCAATAATAGAGGATACATTACAGAAAAATGTACAGATTTTATTAGAATCTTTTTATATAGTAGAGACATTAAATCATATACAATATTATTTTAATAAGGAAGAAATATTTGAATTTCAGGCAATTAATGCCGGAACGATACAATATAAAACATCAAGAGTTTTTGTAGATCCAATAAAAGAAAAACAGAAATTGTATAAAAAACAGATTTATATAATTCCAATATTAGATTTTTTAAATGATTTAGGTAGTAAAGATACTTTATCAAAATTCATATTATTAGGATATTTACGTCCTGATCAATGTGAAGAGAATATACAGACTTTAAAGTATTTAAAAAAATTAAATTAATTACCACATAAAATAAGGATAAGAATGTGAATAATATGGTATCCATGGTATCACTGAACCACGAAATTCATGATGACAACAGCAATGTTTGTGATGATGTTTTTCATGTCTGTCGTATCTGTCATGCCTGTCGTGTCTGTCGTGTCTGTCATGCCTGTCATGCATAGAAGAATATAGAAGTAATGTATTAAATGAGTTATTTTGTTGTAATATCGAAGCTAAAGCAAATCGATCTATCATTTAATATATATAAAGAAATATTTCTAAAAAGAACTTTAAATTAAACAAAACAAATAGTAACAAGACAATTATCAGGAAATACAAATTTATCAAGATATTTTGAATTTCCTTTAAAATTAATCCAAATTTTAGGTGTTTGATTTGGTAAATTATTAAATGGTGATACACCAGTAAATATTAATGTATTATCATAATAATTTCGTTGATCTATAACGGCATTATATACAGGATCAGTTTTTCTATTTGGTGCAAATGATGAAAGTCTAATTTTATTATTAACAACAAAGAAATTTTTCATATTAATATAATCAGTCATACTAATTGCAAAAGCTCCAGGTTGAGTATCATAATAATTTAAACTTTGTATTTTAAATTTGCATGCAGCTTGAGCAAATGTTTCAATACTTTGTGTATTTTTATTTTTGCATAGCATTTCTCCTTGACATGACCACATACAATTCATTTATAATATAAATATAAATTATAAATGTTAATAATAATTTTATTATTAATAATAATTTTAGTTTTAGTATTTATTCTTTATAAATTAAGAAATTCAGAGACATTTATATCAAGAGAAATTTTATATCAGCCATTACCATTTCAAGAAAAAGCAAATGACTTTAGTATAAATTATAAGAAAAATAAACTAGAACCATTTGGTGTTGTTTGGGAAGAAATTTCTCAAACAGCATTAAAGAATGCTCCATATTTAAATAATTAAACAAAAAGAGTTATCTAAATGAAATTAAATGAGTACTGTAAATAATATTTTAATACTTGGTTTCTATGATCGAAAAAATATAGGTGATGAATGTTATAAAAAGGCATTTCCGATATTGTTTAAGAATAACATAGGAAAAATAACATTTGTGTGTACAGATGATATTGATAGAATACCTGATGATATATCAATTGTAGTTTGTGGTGGTGGAGATATTATAAATGAATATTTTATGAAAAAAGTGCAAGATTTATTAAAGAATTTTGTAGGAAGAACCTATGCAATATCTGTAGGTATTCCTTATAAATCAATGTCAAAATATTTACATATATTTGATCATGTATTTGTACGAAGTACAAATGATTATAATGTAGCAATAAAAGAATTAGGAGAGAATAATGTTACTTATTATCCAGATTTAAGTGTTTTAATAAAACCAATAAATCCAATATTAACTATACCATTTTACAATAGATATTTGTATAAAATGAGAAAACAGAATATAGTATCACTAATAAGTAAACCAATATCAATAGGTATATGTTTAGCACAACCTTATTTTTATAATAATAAAAATAAGATCTTATTATTAGATACTATATTAAATTCAATAATAAAATTATATAAAAATTATAATATAGAATTAAATTTTTTATGTTTTAATTATGACAAAAATTCATTACATGAATGTGATTATGAGTGTAATCAATATTTAATAGAAGAACTGGATAAATTAAATATTCCATATAATATTAGATATGATATTATAGATCCATATGATATGATAAATTTTATAAATGGTTCAATAGATATATCAATTTGTATGAGATATCATTCAGTGATGTTTTCAGCATTAACAAATACACGTTTTGTAGCATTATATTCATCAAGTAAGATTCATAATTTATTAACAGATTTGAATTATGATACTCGATATATAAATAGGATGCGTGTAGATGAAAATTTTATGCCAATAAAGATAAATAGTGATAAATTTTATAATTCTTTAGAATTAGCTTGTAATAACTTAGTATATAATAGTAATTTGAATATAGATTATAATGATATTGTAAATAAAGTTTTAATAGATAAAAAAAAATTAAATATATTGGTAACAGATGATTTAAAGTCTTTTGAAGATGTCATTTTATTATGTGTAAAAGGGTTATCTAAATATTTAAATTTTGATAATCAAATTTCATTAATAGAAAAAGGTTCATTACCTATAGGTGATAAAACACCATTAGAAGTAGCAAGATATATTTGTTTTATAGTTTCAGGTAAGACACATCATCCATGTGTCTGGGGTTTAGCTGATAAGATAACAAATGATGATTTCAATTTATATGAAAGTTTAAGTTTTATATGGGAAACTTGTAAAGTACAACATGAAACAATAGAAAAACAGCATATATATTATCCAGTAATACCTAATATAAATAGAAAAGTATTAATTAATTTAGATTACGTATTTCAGAATGATTTTGCACAATATCATAGATCTGGATGGTCATATGTAATTGGAGGTTTAATGAATTTAGATGCTTCACATTTTATGAAGAATTCAGATATAATGATAGATACATATGTAGATAGAAGTTTTCACTGGGGATATAATATATTAAAAAATGTGGGTATGATTCCTTATACAAAGCCTTGGTATGGATTTATTCATCATACATTTGATACAAATCATAGTGAATATAATTGTAATAATTTATTAGAAAATCTTGATTTTCGAGAATCATTAAAATGTTGTAAAGGTTTAATAGTATTAAGTGAATATTTAGGTATACAGTTAAGAGATGCATTAGATAAATTGAATATACCGGTAGATATTCATGTCATTTATCATCCAATGGAATTTGTATCAAATATATTTACATTACCAAAATATTTAGATAATAAAAAGAAACGAATTGTACAAATTGGTGCATGGTTAAGAAATCCATATGGAATATATGCATTACCTTTATCATTAAATAAAGATTTAACAAAAACTTCATTAAAGGGTAAAGAGATGGATTTATATTTTCCTCCTCCTGATTTCAAAGAAAATCTAGAAGAAGTATTATTAAAACGTAAATGGTTTGATAGGAAACAGAATAGTAATTGTATATGTCGAAATGTTCCACCATGTCGTGATATGGTATGCCGAGATAATTCATCAATAAATAAGTTTTGTGAAGGATTATATCATCATATAATAGATGAAATAAATTCAGTAGAAATATTAGAAAAATTAAATAATGAGGATTATGATAAATTGTTATCAGAGAATATTGTATTTTTAAATTTGGTAGATTGTTCAGCTGTGAATACAGTATTAGAATGTATAGTTCGCAATACTCCATTAATTGTAAATAGAATACCAGCAATTGAAGAATTATTGGGTATAAATTATCCAGGTTTTTATACTTCTTTAAATGAAGCTGCTGATATATGCCAAGATATAAATAGGATTTATCTGATAACAATATATTTATCACGTTTAGATAAATCTAGATATACATTGGAGCATTTTATAGATAAAATTCAAGAGATTATTTTGAATGGATCGAGTATAAATAATTATAATTTGTATATAAATTATATAGATAACAATAAAAAATATAAGAGATTATTACCGAATAAAGTGTTTATTTAGATAATTTTTTAGATCCTTTTTTGATAGTTGTTTTGATTAGTTCTTTAACAGATCCTTTAGGTGCAGGTGCAGAAACACCAGTATGAATTTTAATCCAAGCAGTAGGATTTGTTAATATGATAATTACAGATAAAATAACATATACTATATAAATGGTTGTTAGAATCCATGCCCATACATGACAATGTCCAACTTGTGCACAGTTAACGTTATATGACATTAGTAAGAATACTAATAGGATATATAGACCTATGAATCCTCCATAAGGGATGAATAATGAAATCGTGAGTGCAAATAGAATACCAGCGACTAAGGTATAAAATGCAGCTCTAGATATTTTTTTTCCAAAGAAATCAACATAAACAATTTCGTTTTTTTGTGGTTGTGAAAGTGGTAGTGTAGGCATTGGTAAGCTACTCATTTTATTAATTACAAATATATTAAATTATTCCAAATATAAATTTATTGATAGTAGTATTTACACAAAATAATCTATGTATAATAATAGCTAATAAAAATACAATTAAAATAGTTAAAATATAATTTAATTTAAAATAATATGCAATAGCAATAGATCCTATTAATGTACCTATAAAATCAATAATTGCAATATTAAATATTCTATATTTATGAATACCTGTTTTTTCTTTACCAAATATATCTTTATATTTTTTAAGCATACAAACCATATTTATAATAATATTTATATTTTATATTCGCTACTAATCCAAGTTTCAATAATGCTAATTTCTGCAGGAGTCAATATTCTATTATATATAATAATACATGCGATAGACCAATCTGAATTTTCACCAGGACTCCAAGGACATTTATTAATTGTTAAAGGTGATGGATAGCTTTTACCTTGTTTTAGAGTAGAATAATCTTGTCTATTTGCTCTATACATTGTAGGTTGATCAACACTAACAACCCATTTACTACCAAATTTATCAGGATCATAATTAGTAACCCATCCTTCGTGATATGCTACACCAGATCTTCCACCCCAGAATCCGGATAACCAATTTGATGTATCCGTTGTAAAGATACGTCCTTTACTATTACCGTTATATTTAGTTACATGTATTAATGTATAAGTTGGTTGCATTACATTAATTGGGAATTTAATGACAGAATTTGTAACACCAGATAAACATTTTTTATTATTAAGTTTATCATTTTGCGTGAATATACCTGTTGCATCAGTAACATGATTATTAGATCCTGATATATCAGTCCATTGTTTCTCTTTATCTTTCCATGATTCTCCATTATAAGCTGCAATTAGTCCGTTTGTAGGGATAATTGATAATATATTGCTACGTAGGGTAATTACATCGAATGCTTGTTGTGCATTAAATTCAAAATATTCATATATTTTAAAAATGGATAATAGTAGAGATGAAACAATAATAATAAATAGATAACTAAATAAAATATAGTTCATGTTTTTTATTATAAAAGGATAAAATTTATTTTTCATCTTTTGTATTATTAAAATAATTTAATGGATTATATTTAGTATAGTTATTATAATCAAGATATGATTTAATATTTTTATTATAAGTATCAATAAAATTATCAAAGACTTTAAGAATCATAACAAAGATAGATAATATAACACATATTGTAATAATTCTAGCTCTCATAGAAGCTGGAACAATATCACCATATCCAATTGTAGTAATAGTAGTTAATATAAAATACAATCTATTAATAAATGCATTTAATAAATGTTTATCTTCTTCTTCTTTAAGACCTTTAAAGTGAGTATATTTTCTACAAAATACTAGAAAAATAGTTACAATAATTGATAACATAAATAATACAATAAGTATATTTCTTAAAAAATTGAAAATCATTTTATTTAATAAATATTTATTAAATTATTTTAATTATTATTTAAAGAAATATTACTATATATATTTAGAATGAATGAATTAGTTGAGAAAGACAAAGCAATTAAATATTTTAAATTAGCTAAGTATAATGCATATTTGTTTAGTAAGGATCCTGATACAAAAGTAGGATCCATTATTTTATCAGAAGATTTTAGTCGTATTTTATCTACAGGAATAAATGGTTTTCCAAGGAAAATGAATGATGATGATGTTGAAAGATGGGAAAAACCTATGAAATATATATATTGTAGTCATGCAGAATCAAATAGTATATCAAATTGTGCACGAACTGGAACATCAACTGATAATAGTATAATGATTACAACAAAGTTCCCTTGTACGAATTGTACAAAATTAATTATACAAGCGGGTATAAAAAAGATATATAGTGCACCTCCAGAATATTCATCACCAATGTGGGGTGATGATGCAAGAATTTCAGAAAAGATGTTAAATGAGGTAGGAATAAATATAATATTAATATAATTCTATTATTTATACATATTTACTATAGATGGAATTGCAGGATGTCTTTGGACATCATTTTCATCAAATTCAATAACTTTAAAATAATTATTTTCTATTAGATTTAATTTTTGTATTAAATCTATTAATCCATTTGTATCAAAGAAACGATCATGTTGTTGTGGATCACCAGTAATAATCATTTTACTATTTTCTCCGATGCGAGTTAATACCATAAGCATTTGATCAATAGTAGTATTTTGTGCTTCATCGCAAATAATCCAAGCATTATTAAAAGTTCTACCTCTCATATAAGTTAATGGAACGATTTCGATAATATTTTCATCCATCATTTTTTCAATTTTGCTAGTTGAATAAACAGAGGATAAAGAATCGTGTAACGGCCTAATCCATGGTTCCATTTTTTGTGCGAGTGTACCTGGTAGAAATCCTATATCATCACCAACCGGAACGGTAGGTCTAGTTAAAACAATTTTAGTATATTCGCCATTGATTAGTTTTTCAGCACCGATATTAGTAGCAAGTAATGTTTTACCACTTCCTGCTGTTCCAGATGCCACGACAATATTAGGGTTTTGTTTCCTTAGATTTTCGATATAATATTTTTGTTTATCATTTTTTGGAACAATAGGATTGTATGAACACTTAATAATTTGCATAGTAAATATAATTAATTAATTTGTCTTTAAGTATTTTATTTATAGTGCACATTTATCACTTAACAAAAGAAGTACTTTAAGATGTTGCCATATTATTTTTCTATTTTCAGCAGAAATATGTATCCATACATCTTTAAAACATGGTAATTCGTTTATAATCATAGAAATATGTGATAAAGATTCGTTAAAATCTAGTTTTTTATCGAATAATGATTCATCTTCATTTAGTATTAATTGTCTATAATTGATAGCAATAATATCATTAAAGTTATTTCTAGGTAATTTTTTACTAATTGTTTTAACTATTTTATATGCTGTATGGCATGTATCAAATATAGTATATTGTGGAAAAATTTCAATTAATTCTCTAATAAAGAATTTAAGTGATGTATTAAATCTTTTATATGGATCAATACTCATTTTAATTAGAATAAATAAAGTACTTATTAATTTTAAACTTAATATAAATAAAATGCATCCAGGTTGGTATATATTATTTACAGTAGTAATTATAGTAATATTATATCTTTATTTAGGAAAAATAATGGAACATTTATTAAATGTAATATTTAAAACAGGTGATTAATAGTATTTCATAGTTTTCCCAATAAATCCACCAGATTCACCATACATATCAACACCTTGTTTTTCAGCAGAGTATAATTTACTTGGTTGTCCACGCCATGCAGAATTTTCACCATACATATTAATAAATTGTTTTTCACAAGAAAAACAGCTACTTTTGTGACTTAGATATTCTTTTGTTGGTAAGAATGTTTCTTTTTTAGTGAATCCGATACATATAATAATTAATATAAATATTGCTATAAATATTTTAAGTTTCATTTATTTATTATTAATAAATAAATATATAAAATGTCATATTCATATATTGAGAATGACGATGTTCATAGTTTTTTAATAATATCTACACAAAATCCTAATTTATTAGATTTATCACAATCTGAGTTTGAGAATAGATTACAGAATTTATTAATGCAGAGAACAAATTTATTGAATCCTTTGAATCAGAATGTAAATCCTTCAATAATCAATGAAATACCTAGTAATGAGATATTAAAATTTTGTGGTGATTATAATGAAAATAAGATTAAATTAGATCAGGTATCTGAATTAATAAATATAATAAATAGTAATAAAAATAATATAAATAATGCATATAAGAATATAATAGAAGGTTTGCAAGTAATATTTGAGTTTGTAAAAACGAATGAGACATATAGAAATTTATATAAGGACTTAATAGTAAATATTGATGAGTTAGTAAAAGCGAGTTTAGATTCTTCGAGTAAAAATGAGAATACTTTATTAGATGAACAGACTAAAATAAGTAATTATATATCAGAATGTATACAATTATTTGGAATTGTTGATAAAGAGATAAATAAAAATAAGAAAAATAGTGAAGAAAAAGTATCGATTACATGTCCAGTTTGTTATGAAAAAAATGTAAATAGTGTTTTTATACCTTGTGGTCATACTATATGTAATATTTGTAGTAATAAGGTATTATCAAATTCTTGTATAATTTGTAGGAAAAAGGCTAAAGTAATACCATTTTTCTTATCATAAACCAAAAAATTAACAAAAATGTAATAAAAAATATATAAAAATTGAATTAAATAAATTCAATAATATATATAAAAGATGGAAGATAATACAATAGCAACTTTACAAAATGAATTAGATTTTGCATTAGATTATAATTTTAAGGTTTATATAGGTAAAAATGAGCCATTTGTATCAAAGATAATAAACGATTTTATAAGTAAAGAAGGTAAAAACATAGATATATCTCTTGTATTTAATACAGGATTATATGATTGGTATTTTGGAACAATAATACATAAATTATTAATCTATGTATTTCAACCTTATTTAATATTCAAGACGTTTCCAAAGACAGAAGATAAATATAAACATATGTTATCAAAGTTACAAATACAGGATATATTAAATGTAATACACAAATTAATTATAAATAATAATGTAGAATTGAATTTATTGGATGTGTATGATGATACAGCATTTGATTATATAACTAAGTTTACAAAAAATAATATTATAATTCCTGATATATTAAAAGAATATATTCCAGCATTTAAATTTGTATTAAGAAATGGTAAAAACGCTATAAATATTCAACAAAAAATAGTAAGAGCATGGTATTTGAAACGAAAACAGGCAGTATTAACAATTGAAAATTCATTTTTAGAATTAATTCTGAATCCTGATTCAGAATTAGGTAAGAAAAAGATAACTAATTTATCAAAAATATTTAGGCTTCTTATGAGTACATAAAATATTTATAATATATAAAATGGCAGGAGAATCTTTATTATCTTTATTATCAAATAAAAAAATTTTTTTATTAAAAGTTTATGGGATATTAATATTTCAATTAATTATTACATTTGGAATAATATATGAATTTAGAAATCATCCATTATTATCAAATACTGCTAATCAATCAGTTTGGTTATATTTAATTTTATTAATATTCATTTTATTAGTTATGATGTTTCTAAAGATGCCGATGTGGTTAAAGTTTATATTTTTCTGTATGTTTACTGTTTTTACAGGTGCATTATTGCATACATTATCATCTATATTATCAGTTGAATTAATAAATCAGGCTTTATATGGAACAATCATAATATTTTTGATAATGACAATAATAGCATTATTATTGAGTTATTTTAATATTGATATATCATGGTTGGGTTTATATTTATTTGGAGCATTACTAGGATTAATAATAGCAACATTATTAATGTTTGCAATATATAATAATAATAGTAGTTTTAATAATATATTATTAATTGTAGGTTTAGTATTATTCAGTGTATTTGTAGTATATGATACGAATATAATATTGAATAAGAATTATAAAAATAATTATTTAGATGCAAGTTTAGATTTTTATTTAAGTTTTGTGAATATATTTGTGCGTGTATTAGCTTTAGAGACTATTTAGGAGACCAAAATGACTTGAAAACTCGTTGATCAAAAAATGGTGGTTGATCTTCTTGGAATGCCGGTGAAAAATCTTGGAAATGTTCAGTAGAAACAGCTGCAGCAGCTTCAGCAGCAGTTGCAACTGAATTTTTAACACTAGCAGCATATTCAGCAAAAGTAGTTTCTCTGCAAGTTGTATTTTTAGTACTTAATGTAGTATAATCTCTTTCATTAGTATTAATATTTACGCACGGTACAGCATTAATATTATAGCCAGGAGTTCCATCTTTTTTAATACGAACAGGTTTATCATTTGTTTTAGATTTATAGGATGCTTTCTTTTTTCCATCTAATGTACAATTATCACATTGTAGATCGCATGCAAATATACCTTTATTATCGGGTGTTAATGGACATACAGTAGTACAGTTATCAATACTGCAAGAGTATGGTTTTTGTCCTGGGGCACTAATAAGGTTAGCATTAACAAATCCGACACTAGCAGGATCATTTTGATCTCTTAGTAATTTTTTTCCAGAAATTTTTGGTACAGTCACAGAGTTATTAAATGTACTTGTATCTTTGAATGTTTCAACAACATATTTAGAACTATTAGGAAATCCGTTTAAAATTGGTTTAGATTTTTCTTCATTTTTACAAAGTAGATCACCTTGTGTAGAATAAAGACAGTTTTGTTGAAACATTTATTTTAAATAAATACATTTATTTAAATTAATTATTTCAATTAAATATATCGTGGATCTGATAAATCAGATTTAGGTAATTCAATAAATTCATAGTTATTTTTACTTAAAAGTGGTGAATCAAACTTTAATTGTTCAGGTATTGTATATACATCTCTTAATTTATTAGATCCGATGACAATATCATTATTAATAGGAATTTTAATATCATAATTATTATTAGCAGGAATCATATAAAAGTCAGCATTATTATTATTTTTTTGTTTAGCGAATAGTTTCCAGTTATTACCTCCACTATCATTACCTTCTTGAGATACAAGATATCCTACCATTCTATAATTATCATTTTTAGATTGTGTTGGTACATACATATTTTTATTTTTTATTTCATGATCCATATTATTATATATGCTACTTTCAGTTCTATTTGTTGGTGGATATAAAGGATTATATAATACATTTTCATCGTGTTGTTTATAAGCATTATTATTAAAGCTAGCATTAGTATTAGTAGAATTAAAGCTAGTATTAGAAGTATCACTAACATTATCAATATTAATTTTATTTTTTTCATTAAAATAGTATAATACGAGTCCTAAAATAATAATAATAAGAATGACAATTATAGATATAAAAACAATATTATATGATTTAAATTTAGGTTTAGCCATTTTATTATTTATGAATATTATTATTATTTGTAATAGGAAATACAGGTTTTGGTACATTACAGCATCTAATAATTTGATTTGTGCCTTGTAATGAGCTAGCTTGCATATAATATCCTTGACCACAATCAGTATCTTGTCCTGCATAAACAGTTAAATTTTTACATTGTTCTTTAGGTGTATAATCTGTATATTTTTCGATTTTATAATAGAATATATAGTAAATACACATTAAAAGAGTATATAAAATTGCAGCAGAAATAATAATAAACATTTATTAAATTAATAGGATAAACTATTTAAAGAATAAAATTTAATTAAATTAAATGGATAGACAATATTATAATATATTGAATTCAATATATCAAGAAGTTTTTAGTGAACCAATTGATACCGAAACTTATAATGTTTTAATTAAATCGGTAAGAGTAGATAGATCAGCTGGTAATTTAGCGAGAATTAAAGAGACATTAAAAAATCAGAAGGACAATTTTGAGAAAAGTTTGGTATCTCAAGAAAATCGTGAGATAAATATAATAAACAATTCAGAAAATAATGTATTAACAAAAGAATTAGATATTAGTAATAAAAAGGTATTAATATTATCATTAATAAGAAATGTTGAAAAATCTTTAAAATATATAATAGATTTTAAGAATAATTTAGAATGTTATTTTGAGAAGGTAAATTTTTATTATATAACAAATAACAATACAGATAATACGGTTGATTTATTAAAATCAACCGATTTAGTAGGTGAAATAATATTTGATGAAAAATATAAGAGTAAGAATCAATACTTGGCGTCATTAAGGAATAAATGTTATACAAATGCATTAAAAAAATATGATAATGAAGATTATGATTATTTAGTAATATTGGATACAAAAATGACAAGTCCTATTAATATCGACAGTTTTTTAGATACATTTAAGTTTAATAATGATTGGGACATCATTTGTGGAAATCAGACATTTTTAAAATCAAATTATCATAAAGATATTTTATCGTTAAGATTATTATCGGATGATTTAGATATAACTAAGAAATATAAATTTTTATATAAATTTTATGGTGAATCTTTATATTGGATAGATAAATTTTATAATATAAGTAGTTGGGAAAAGGTACAATCAGCATTTGGAGGAATAATGATATTAAATAAAAAGGTATTTAAATTAAAGTCATTATATAATGAAGTATTGGATAGTTATGAAACAGAGCATGTATCACTTTGTACTAAATTTAAGAATGTGTATATAAATCCTTTATTAAATTTTCAATCCAATATAAATATTGAAGGTATTTTATATAATACACCTTATACTTTTATACCGAGAGATGCCGGTTTTTTTTCAGTATTTAATTATTTAATAGGTAGTATAATAAATGGATCTAGAGTATATCCATATTTAAATAAGCATAAGTTATTGGAGAAAAATAAAGTATTAAATCATTTTTCATATTTAGATACAACAGTAGATAATTCATGGTTTAATTTTTTTGAACCAATAAAATATTATATAGATGATGATACACATAATTCTGAAAATATACATTTATATCATCAGACTCAAGGAGAATATGCATCATCTGAATTTAAGTATCCATATGAAACAATAAATTTATATAAAAGTGATAATTTTAATATTTGGAGGTATAATGTAAATAATTATTATAAACAGTATATTAAACCTAGATCAGATATATTAGAGCGTAGTAAAAATATAATAAATTCATTAAGTAGTCCGGATATAATTGGTGTTTTAGTAAGACATCCTGCTCATAATTGTGAACAATCAAAGACAATATTATTTGAGGATTATTATAATAAGATTGATGAATTATTAATAAATAATAATACAGCAATTATTTATTTAACAACGGATAATGATTTTGCATTAAGTGCATTTAAACATCGATATAATGATAAATTATATTATGATATAGATAGTGGTAGATCATCATGTGATGATATATTAAATTGGGCAATGGCAAGAGGAACAGGTAAGATAGATTCAATAGGATTTATAAATAACAAAGGGTATGAATATCATAATAAAGAAATAATAGATCAAACCAAACATGGTAAAGATATAATAACGAATGTTTTAGTATTAGCATCGTGTAAATGGTTTATATATCCGCCATCCAATATATCATTAGCGGTAAGTTATATAAATCCTGATATAAATATGATTTCATTAATTTAAAAATAAATTAATTTAAAAATAAAATAATAATAATAATTATAATGAATAAAATAATATTATCTTGTAAAAAATGTAGGATAGCTTATGAAGATCCTAATATAATTAAAAGTAAATATTCTAATGTTAGAATATATAATAGGAAAGCCTTTTTAACATATAATAAAAATTTATATTTAACATTTTGTGGTACAAAAGATGTCCAAGATATAATAGATAATATAGATATAAGGCATCGAACAATAATTCATGATAATATAAAGGTGCATAAGGGATTTCATGATCAATTTTTTTCAATAGAAGATCAGATAACAGAGGATATAAAAACGATATTATCAGATAATAATATAAAAGACATTATAATATCTGGTCATTCAGCGGGAGGTATGAATGCTCAGATAGCAGCACCATATTATGGTGAATTATTAAAGAGAAATGTAACGTGTATAACATATGGTACAGTAACATGTGGTAATAAAGGTTTTATAGATTGGTTTACTAAAAATATAAAGAAAAATTATAGGTTTGAGACAGAAGGAGATATATTGCCTTATATTCCTGTATATAGTAATTTTCACCACGTACCTAATGGTATAAGATTATTAAAGAATGGTTTAATAGAGACAGAATATGATATAAAGCCTTATAGTTATTTAGAGTTATTACAGATAATATTGGATAAAGAAAAATTAATAAATATTTATGATGATCATAGTTGTGATAATTATTATAATCATTTAATAAATTTAGATAAGAATAATAGTATTTTTAAATAATAATTTCTTTTTTAATAAAACTAATATTATTAGTATCATAAATGATAGCATGAATATTAATTTTATTATTATTATTAAATATTTTATTAACAATAATAAGATTATTGTTAGAGTAACTACAATAATCTAGCATATCTGACATATTAATATCAATAACATGAAAATCATGTTTTATAAATTTTTTATATTCATTCATATAATATTCATTATTAGTGCTTATAATATAATTTTTTTTATTTAGTTGATAACTAGGTATATTGAAACGTAAATAAGATATTTTATTTAATTTCTTTGGTATTATTTTATTATCAGAAAGTATATAAACAAAATTATTATTAATAATTGTTGGCATTATAATTTATAATAATTTATTTAAATTATTCTTATATATATCAAATGTATTTAAATTATTTTCAGAATGAATAATTGTTTTATTTTGTTGTTCAAATTTATTAATAATATCTTTAGCTTTTTTATATTCTAGTTCAGAAATATTTTTTTGTTCTTGTTCAATATATTTTTTAGGTACAATACAGAATTTTCTTTTTTCGTGTAATATTCCGTCAATAATAACAACATATGATATAGATAACATAAATGCAATTAAAATATCTCTAGTTGCTACAAAAAACATAGCGAATATAATAATTTTTTTAAATATTTCAGAAGAGAGAATTTTGTTATGTATAACACCTAAATCAGAAATAATATATCTTGACCCAATATTCATTAAAACAATAGATATACCAGCTAAAATTTTACTATTGTTAAGATATATAATATTAGATAAAAAGAAATCACTCATTCTATAATTATTAATAATTGAGATATTGTTTCTTATATAATTATTTCATTAAATTTATATAATCAATGTGTATAAATAGTACAATTATTAATGAATATAATGAAATTATAGGATTATAAAAAGATAATAAATAAATTAATAAATATAATATAAAACGGAAAATTGGTTCATTTATAACAAATACAACCCATTTAGGATATAGTATTTTAATATTAATACAGTATTTAACGATAAAAGTTATTAAAATGATAAGTACAAAAATATTTAATATGCTTATATTATCCATTACTTTATATGAATAAAATATAAAGATAGTATGCATTTTTCAATAGCTATAAAATATCCAGACTCCAATCAATATCAATATATAGATAATACGATAATCGAAGTTTCTAAATGGAATTATGAGAAGAATATAGATATAAATCAATGGTTAAATCATAAATTTAATCAAGAATCTTGGACAAGTCATATTATTTATAATGAAGATCAATCTATAAGTAAATCAAATGGTATATTAGTATGGAATGATCATTCTATAGGATGGTTAATACATTCGGTGCCGAATTGGCCTATAAATATAAATGATAAGTTACCTGAATCGGAATTTAAGTATGGCCATACCTTTCTATATATAATATTGCCATCAAATCAATTATTGAATATAATTGATCAATTAAAATTAATGCAAGTGAATGTAACGAGTACAAATAATTATGATTTTGTTCATCGTAAAAGAGCACCATCCTCAGACAAGTTATTGAGAACATTAACGATATCACCTGATATTTATCATATATCAAAGCATAGTAAATGTTTTAAGAATATTTACAAGGATATTTTGAGTGAAAATAAGATTTGTAAATGCCGTAGTTTTGGTAAACCAAAGTTAATAGATAATTCAATATTAAATTTGAGTGAAATTTTATTATTTGATAAAAATATTTCTGATACAAAAGATAAATCAAAATGGGCAATATCTGTAAATGAGGAAGATTGTTGGGTAGCATTTACAGATTTAAATAATATATTGGTAGATAGTTGTAAAGCAGGAGGTGCGATTGTGATTAAATTACCAAATATTTGGAAATTAATGAATTCACTATAAGTGCGCTAAATTTAATATATTTTCTAAACAATATATTAAATTGGTAGTATGACTGTATTTAACACGAATTATACATCAATCGATGAAGCTTTTGGTTTTTTAAATCCAGAATTACAACAAGAAGGTGTTAAAAAGCAGCCTAAGAAGAAGAACAAGGATCCTTTATGTGAATTATATAATCAGCGCTGGCAACAAACACCTTATACAGATACAGATTTAGTAATGTATGCGAATCAATATAATAAGAATAATAATCAAATTCAGAATGTAAGAGGAAGGGAAAACAAGCAAAAATTTATAGATATAAGTGATCATCCAACAAGTCAAGAATACACAGGACAAGAACACACAAGACAAGAATACACAGGACAAGAACACACAAGACAAGAACACACTGGTCAAGAGTATACAAGACAAGAATATGAATCAAGTTATGATTTTCAACCTAGTAAATTATCAGAAATAACATCAGAAGAACATACACCTAGACATACTTATCAAGAATCGAGATGTTTAGATGAGGATACAATGATAAGATTGTTAGAAAAAAAATATAATAATAGTTATGAAAAGCATGATTCTTCAAATTCTTCAATGAATTATATAGATTTGATATTATATATAATATCGGGTATAATATTAATTTTTATGATGGAACAGTTTGTTAAGATAGGTATGTATATGCAGGTATAATTATAATAGATTAAGTTGTAATTTACCGGATGGTTTATATGATAAATTAGATTGTTTATTACAGAAATTTAATTTTTTAGGGATTCTTGTATTAATAGATAATAATGGATCATAGTTATTATTAATTTTAATTTTTGGTTTTTCTTGAATTTGATTAATTTCTTCAAAATCCCATGAAATATATAAATATTTAGGGAAGAAATATTTAACAAGAAATCCTTCATTTTCGAGTGTATTTTTAATGTATTCTATACACAAAGAAATATCGAAAATTGGATATCCGAAGATATACAATGGAATTTCATAAAAACAGTTAACTTTATAGTTATTAGTTTCGTGAATAATTTTTTTATGACAAATTTCTAATACTTTATCATAGCATTGATTTTTTTTCAATTTTTTTTCGTTGAGAGTTCTATGTAATTCTAGAATATTAAGTTTATTATTATACATATTAAGATTAATTTGTATAAAGAAAATATTTAAGAGAATAATAATAAATAGATATAAATGAAAGAATTTTCATCTATAGTAATTTCAGGAGGTGCATTTAAGGCCATATCTGTATTTGGAGTAATAAAATATTTAGAGGAGAAATGTTTAATAAAAAATATTAAAAATTTGATAGGAACAAGTGCAGGATCTATAATATGTTTTATGATTGCATTAGGTTATACATCAAATGAAATGATACAATTTATTGGTAATTTACCGGATGAGATAACTCAGTTTAATATAGATTTAGATAATATATTAAATGTATTAGATACTTATGCAATAGATGATGGAAACAGAATAGATTTATTATTAAAGAAAATATTAAAAAAGAAATTATTTATAGATGATATAACTTTTTTAGATTTTACAAAAGTGACAGGTAAAAATTTAATAGTTTGTGTAACAAATTTAACAAAGGCTGAATCAGAATATTGGTCAATAGATACAAAACCAAATTTTAGTGTAATTCAAGCATTACGTATATCTAGTTCAATACCTTTAATTTTTCCACCTATTAAAATAGATGATATGTTATATGTTGATGGTGGATTATATAATAATTTTCCGATTTCATATTTTGTTGAAAATGAAAAGAATAAGATAAAAGATCTTTTAGGTATAAATGTAACATCAAAGTTAAATCAGGATTTAAATAATATATTACAATATACACGATATATAATAAATACATTATTGGCAAAAATGAATATAGATTTAGAGAATGATTATAAAAACAATATAATTAATTTATCATTTAAGGCGGATGATGATATAAAAATAGAAAATTGTAAATTAATAATACCAAAAGAATTAATAGATGAGTATGTATTATATGGTTATAATACAATAAAGCATGAATGTGATCAAATGGATTGAGTAGCAAATTTAATAAGATCATCAATATTATTTCTATTTCCTTCAAATTCTTTTAATTTATTACCATTTGTATCAATAGAAAGAATGGAAGGGAATCCATTAATATCATATTTATTAATTAGATCTTTGTGTTGATCGGCATCATATTCTATAAATGTAACTTTACTTTTTAGATTATCATCAGCTTGTACTTTTTGGAATGCTTTTTGGAAAGTTCCTGCTTGACGGTACTTTTCGCAGTGGCCGCACCATGTAGCATAAAATAGAGCAATCTTTATTTTATTATCTTGTACATCTTGGAATTTTTCGACATTACTATAATTTTTAGTATAATAAGTATAAGACACAAGAACTGCGAATAGTAATAAAGAGGCTAGGAAAATAGTTAATATAATTTTAGTATATTTCATTTATAAATTTATATAAAATAAGATTTAAAAAATTTAGTTTAAATTTTAATTAAACTAATATTATTAAATTGATTAATATATTCACTATTTGTAATAGTATTATAATCTTTATCATCAAGATAAATAATAGTTGATATTGTATTAAAAATAATATTATATTTATATAAATCTTTAATATTAATAATATACATTCTATAATTATCTAAATTATCATAATTATCATCTTGTAATAATATTACAGGATAATCATTATTAATTAAATTAGAATATAGATTTTTGATAATATCATTATATGTATCATTATAAATAATAATGCTTCTATATATGTTAATTGATTGATATATGCTATCAATTGATTCACTAAATTTATTAATCATAATTATAAAGTATTTAAGTAGATATTATTTAAGTACTTTAATAATATGACTGATATTATTATCAAGAGTATAATAGAGTTTAGGAATGATGAAGCCTCTAAATTTAAATGTAATATAGCTGATGATATAATTTTTAAATATAATCAATTATTTTTAAAATATGATTGTTTTTCCAATAAAGTAATGTATAATAAGGATTCCAAATCTAAACATTATGGAACAAAACATAAAGAGAATGTACGTTCTCGTAGGATACAAAAAGACAAAACAATAAATGAATTAATAATGCGAATCATAAATATAATTAATGATTCAAATTATACAAAAATGTTTAATTCTATAAGGATATTATCAAATCATGATAATATTTCGATAATAGTAAATGAAATATTGGTAAGAACATGTAATAATGCATTTTATTTAAAATTATTTACAAGATTAATTAAGGATTTAACTACAATTAGTAGTTATGACAATATAATAATAGGAGAAATACGAAATTTTATTGATAATTTTATTAAATTAAGGGAATATGTATATAAAAAGGCTGTTATTAACAGTAGTAATTATGATATATTTTGTGATGAGCAAAAGCATAAAAATTATATATTAACGAAGAATAATATAATTATAAATTTATATAATGAGAATTTACATTTTATAGATATCAATGAATATATATTATATTTTTATGAGGAATTATCAGGTAAAGAGTTAGATGAAAATCATCAGAGTTTATTAATACAGATCTTAATAGATTGTATTAAAAATTTAAAGAATTTGGATAAAGACTTAATTAATAAATTAAAATGTTATTTTGAGAATTATACAACAACAAATAAGAAAACTGAGTTTATGTCAAATGAGTTATTAAATATTATTATAGGTAGCAAATGATCTAGAATATGGTTCAAAACCATCAACAAAAGTTTCAATAACAGGTGATTTAACAACAACAGGTGGTTCAGCAGCAAGTTTGTTATTTTTAGCTAAATTATTAGCATTTGATTTAATTGAAGATAATTGTGTATATAAACTATCGATATCATTAGATAGTTGATTAATTTTGCTTGCATCTGTAGAACTTGTAGCAGGAGCAGCAGCAGGAGGAGCAGGAGGAGCAACAGGAGGAGCAACAACAGTAGCAGGAGGATTTACAGGAGCAGCATCTGCAGCGACATCTTGAGATCTGCTATTATTAACGAAGCTTTCTACTGCTTTAGAGATACTATTTTTATCCATTGATTTATAAGAATCAATATTTTTAAACATTTGGTTCATAACATTAATTCTTTCTTCTTTATTATCAACGAATTTTTCGATACTATCTAGGATAGCAAGTCTAACATCATATGCTTTAGGTTTTTTAGTTTCTTCTTGATCAGTAAAATCTTCGATTTGCATTTCAATAAATGATTCTTTTTGTTTAATTTTTTGCATATTAGACATAATAAAGTGGATAAGATACAGTATAGCAATAATAATAAATATTACAATAATAATCTTAATTTTAATATCCATTTAAGTTATTTATTTAATCCAAGAAAAAAATAATTCTTACTTTCTAATAAGTAAATGGCTACTTCTTGTAAAGATTATAGTTGTCAAAAATGTAATATGGTTCATATATTAAAAGATTATGTAAAGCCTATAATGCAATTGTTAACAAATGATATAACAGATTATAATATGAGATTAATCGTAACAAAATGTTTAAATACTGCGGTAATGTTAGTATATCTTTTATTAGGCGATAAAGGTATTAAAATGGCAAATTATTGTAATACTCATACAACAAGAAAACGTCATATGGATGGAATAGATAATAATATAAGTTTAATAAATTCATTAAAGGAAGATTTATTAAGAACTACTAAAAAAAGGTATATTTATTATATACTTTTAACAGATGCTCATTTTCCGAGAGTAGGTACAGAAAATACATTTTTTCCTGGACATGTATTAGTATTTGAGAAAGTTCCAGCAAATCCTAAACCATATTATTATATATATCAGAGTTATATAAATGAATATGATTTAAAGGGTCATTATGAAAATAATAATAATTCAATAAAAAAAACTTATGATGAATTTGCGCAACTTTTAGAAAAGTTGAAGTATGTATTAAGTGCTGATTTATGGGATGATCATTGTATTGAATATTGGAAAGATTTAACATTTGTAGATACAGTTTCATTAAAAAATTCATCAATAAAGAATCGTTTTTTCTTATGTTATCAGAGATCAGCAATAAGTACTTGTATAGAGAAAGTTCAAAAGTATGTAATTGATAAATTTAGACCTTTAAAATATATAAATTTTGAAACAAACGAAGTATATGGAGATGTATCAAAATATGATCCTAGATATAAACCTTTAACAAAATTTGAGATGAAAACAAAATTAGCGACATTAATACCTGAATTATCAAAGCACAAAAAATATAATAAATAAAATATGATAATAAAATAGTATGATTCCTTATATATTTATTTTTGATATAGATGGAACATTAATAGGAGACATTACACCACAAGTAATGATTTATGATATAGTTGAGGAAATAAGAAAACATAATTCGAAGGAGAAAATAAAGATAGATGATATACATTATAAGTTAAAGAATGGAATATTAAGACCTCATTTTATAAATTTTATAAATGATATTAAAAAGCATTATTATCCTGCAGAATTTTTTATTTATACAGCATCTCAAAAAAAATGGGCAGAACAGTTAATAAAATATATTGAAGGTGCGATAGACATTAAATTTAATAGACCAATCTTTACAAGAAATGATTGTATGTATATAAATGGTGAATTAAAGAAGAGTATATCAAGAATTAAAGGTAAGATTCAAAATAGTTTAAAGAAGAAGTATGAAACAGTTAATTTAAATGACAGAATATTAATGATAGATAATTCAAGGGTATTTCAGGTAAATGATACAAATATAGTATATTGTCCAACTTATAAATTTAAGTATCCTGAGAATATACCAAATATAATATCAAGAAATATTTATGAGAAATATTTCAAGGTAATATATGAGAATATAAGTAAATATAGTTTAACAATACCATTTACATCAAGTTATTTAAAATTTCAGAAATATTATTATCAGAATTATATACGTGAAATATTTAATATGAATAAATCAGATGACAAATTTTGGTTAATACTTAAAGAAATCTTAATAAGTAAGAATATAAGGACATTTGATGAGAATTCAATAAAATATATAAATAATAAATTAAGTTTGAAATGATTACATGTTGTATTGATATAGGTTTAAGAAATTTAGCATTATGTATAATGGATACAGATAAAACGATATTATTATGGGAAGTTTATAATGTATTAGATTCAGATGATTATAAATGTGACTGTAAATGTAAAAATGGAAATACTTGTGGTAAAAAATGTAATATGAAATATACAAAAGATAATAATATAAATTATACATGTAAAACTCATTTTCCTAAAGATATTATAAGATCTAAATCGAATGATTATAAGAAAAAAAACATAGATGATTATTTATTACAGGATATAGCAAAATCATTTTTAGATAAAATTTATAATATTTATAATGATAATGTTGTATTTAAGGATATAAATCGTATTTTTATTGAATTACAGCCAATGTGTAATAAAAAGGCATTGTTTACGAGTCATATTTTGTATGGAAAACTAGTAGAATTATATCGAGACACTGATGTTCCTATAAGATTTGTAAGAGCATCACAGAAGTTAAAGGCTTATACAGGACCAGAAATTAAGTGTGAGTTAAAAGGCAAGTATGCTCAACGAAAATATTTAGGTATTCAATATTGTCGTTGGTTTTTAGAGAATCATTTATCAGATGAACAAAGAGAAAAATGGTTACCATATTTTTTATCAAATTCTAAGAAGGATGATATAAGTGATGCATTTTTGATGTCAATAAATGCGATTACAGGAATTCCAAAGAAGCAACTTACGAATAAGAAAGGTAAATGTATTAAATAGATATGCTAGTAATTTCACCTATAATATTATCATAAACAACATTCATACTTGTTTTATTTTCAATTAAAGATTTATATTTATCTAAATTTTCTTGATCATTATTTTTTTCACAATATTCTTTAATTAATGTCCATTTTGATGATTTAGGTAATCCATTCCATTTTTTCTTTTTTAACAATGCTTTAACTTCTTTATCTATAAAGTTATCTGTAGAATTATCATCATAAACTTCAGCTTTATTAAAATTATTTAGGGATACTCTTTCATATTTCATGCCTTGTTTTTTCTTTAACCAATCATTATATTGTTTATCAAGTGTTTTATGTTGTAGATCAGCAATATCATAAGTTTTTTCAGGTTGTGGTCCTTCTTTTTTCTGCTGAATAGGTTTTTTATATTCACACTTGTTAAATAATTCGTTTTCCATTATATAATATATAATAAATTGTCTTTAAATAGCTGAATTTAAAAAATTGAAATAACCTTTATTTAAAGACAATTTATTATATATTATATAAATGGACTTAGCTAAGTTAGATAAGTTAATTAGTGAATCAAATTTTAATATTAAGAGTGTATCTACTATAGAAGATTTTGATAATGAAACAATTAAGAACCGAGTTAAGACAATCAAAAAATATAAAAAACAGTTAGAAAAATTATTTAAAGTGCCGAAGATTGAGCAAAAGACAGAGGCTTGGTATACAGCTCGTGAAGGTATGATTAGTGCGAGTGATTTTGCGCAAGCACTTGGTGAAGGTAAATTTGGATCAAAGAAGCAGTTAATTCAGAAGAAATGTGAACCAGTTAATGAATCAGGATTTTCGATGACAAATCCATTTTTTAAGTGGGGAAATATGTTTGAGTCAGTAGCAAATGATATTTATGCTATTATTAATAATGTTGAAGTTCATGAATTTGGTTTGATTAAGCATCCTGTTCATAGTTTTTTTGGTGCTAGCCCAGATGGTATTACAGCAAATGGAATAATGGTTGAGATTAAGTGTCCATTTAAGAGGAAAATAACAGGAGAGATTCCAAGACAATATTATTATCAGATGCAAGGTCAGTTAGATGTTTGTGAATTGGATGAATGTGATTATATAGAGTGTGAATTTGGGGTATATACTAGTTTGGATGAGTTTAGGAAGAATTTCAGTAATCATGAGTTTAAAGGTATAATTATTGAGACAAGTCCTTGTAAATTTGAGTATAGTAAAGTAATAACGGACAATGATTTTAGTAAAGTGACAAGTTTTATAGAGAATAAGAGGAATATTCAGTATTGGTATTTAAAGAAACATTTTATATCACGAGTTATTCGTGATAAAGAATTTTTAAAAGAAAAATTAGGTGAATTAAAAGAGGTATGGAATTCTATATTATTTTATAGACAAAATAAGGAAAAGTATATAGTAGAGATATTAAATTCAGTAACTATTGAGACAGATCCTTTATTTCCTCCAGAATTAAATAAACCAGAGGAACCTGAACATCCATTTAAAAAAGGCTTTGCATTTAGAGAACTTTTATAGATCGAGTGTTATTTTATTCTTTTTTCCAATTTTTTTCTTTGATGATTTTGATGCTCCCATAATTAATCCATTAATACTACTAGTATCATCTTGAATATCAAAGATATCACTTTCAGTTACAGCAGACATCATTTCGATGCGATCGTTATCATTAGAGTCACCGTTTAATTCTTCAAGAATATCATCAACATTTGTAGGTCCTCTCATTTTATTAGAAGAAACTTGAGGTTCATTTTGTGGAGATCTATCTTCATTATTATTATTATTTCCACCACCAAACATGGATCCAAACATACTAGCTAATCCTCCAAATGCACCACCAGATTGTTTTTGTTGTTTAGCCATAGTATTAGCTGTTGCAGCTGCAAATTGTTTCATAAGTTCAGGATTTTGTTTAAGTACTTGATCTAGTCCAGGTAATGAGCTTTTAAACATACTATTCGTTAGATGGAACATAAAAGCAGATGATCCCATCATAAAGATAAGTTTAAGTTCGGGTGCAACTTTAGCTTTAGATTTATATTTTTCGTGTAATTCTTCGAAAACTTCATCATAATCATCGATATCTTCATGAACTTTTTCGGACCATCCAGATAATTTAACATCAAATGGATCAAATTTATCATTTAGGAATTCAACACCAGATGCGAATGCCATAACCATACGTCTTTGAAATTTAACGCTTGCATCAACTTCTTTATCACGTTTAAGTCTTTCATATTCAGTTCTCATTTCTTCTAATGAAGAAGCGAGTGTAAATTTTCTAGGTAATTTAATACCTTTTTTTTCTAATCTATCGAATTGATATAACATTTCTTGTTTTTCTTTTAGAATGTCTTCTTCGGACATTCTTTTTTTCTCTTGTGGTATACTATATTCGCTTTCAGTTTCAGGTTCATTGAAACCTTTATAATTTGATCTATTAGTTTTGTTCTTTTGTTTTTTTTGTTGTATAAATTCTTCGCTATTTTCAGTTGAAGCGACTTCATATGATAATTCACTTTCAGATTCTTCTTTAGCTGATGAGAATCTATTTTCAACGAATTGAGGATTAATATTAACACTTTTGACACTGATATTATCATCATCATTTCTGATTCTTTCTAGTAATGAACTTTTAGAACTAATAGATGCGCTATCTGATGAATTTTGTTTTTTTTTAGGATTCATTAGTAAATCAAATCCGAGGTCATTCATTTTCTATGATTATTAATAATGAATACAATCTTAAGTAGTTGTAAACGCAAAATAAATTAATATAAATATTAAATAATATAAATATTTTATAATGAGATTTCAATATATTTCAGATATACATTTAGAGTTTGGAAATAATATAAATATAATACCTGTTGCAGATTATTTAATTTTAGCAGGAGACATAGGAGATCCTTGTAAATTAGAATATATAAATTTTTTAGATGATGTTTCACAAAAGTTTAAGAAAGTATTTATGATAACAGGTAATCATGAGTATTATAGTAAGAATCATTCAATGGAAAAAATAGAATCAATAATACGGAATCATTGTTTGAATTATACAAATGTTTATTATTTACAAAATCAGATATATCATTTTAGAGATTATAATATATCAATTTTTGGTTCAACGATGTGGTCATTTATAGAGCCAGAAGAAGAAAATAATGTTAAAAAATATATGAATGACTATAAATATATTCCGAATTTTACAATTGAGAAATCAAATAGTTTATATAAAGAATCATTATTCATATTAGAATCTATTATAAATAGTGTAGAAAATAGAAATTGGATTGTCATTTTACATCATATGCCAAAAAAATCTCTAATAAATCCAATTTATATAACAAGTCCAATAAATTCAGCATTTGCTTCAGATATTTTATGTTTATCAAATCAAGATCACGTAGTAGCTGTAGTTTATGGGCATACACATAAACCTTCAGTAAATGGTAAATATTATTGTAATCCTGTTGGATATCCAGAAGAAAATAAAAACATTAATTTAGAAGCATTTTTTGAAGTAAAAGAAGAATAATAAAAAATTAAAAATAATAATTTAATCAAGTTTTAAATATAAATAAAAAAGAATAATATAATTTATATTTTATTTAAAATATTTCCAAGATGATCTAAAATCCAAATTTCATAATTATATCCTAAATTAATTGCGAATTTTTGTTTTAATAAAGTTTTTTCTTTATTTTGTTCAAAAGTCCAATTACTTTTAATTTCAATACAAGTATTTGTACTTTTAATATAAATGTCTACAAAATGACGATGTTGTTTATTATCATCTGGATAAGACCACCATAATTCTGGTACATTTCTACGTTCTGTAATAATATCATCTTCACAATATATTTTAGTAAGTATATCTAATGCTTTATCTTCATATCCTTGAAGTACTATTTCTAGACCACTTGGTAATATATATGGTTTAAGTTTAAAACTATTTTTTTGACTTTTATTTATTATATCAGGATGTTGCATTGGATTTTTACATCCATATTTAATTAAACAAGTTTCTATACCTTTATCTCTAATTAATTGTGAAGATAATGGCCACTCAACACCTAAACGATCTAAATTAGTTTGAATTTTTTTATTTTGAAAAATAATAGATTTAGATGGATTATCTACATTATATTTATCCATCATAGTTTTTATAGCTTTTTCTTTTATTATATTTGATTCTAATGCCCATTTTACTCCATAATTGTTTAAACATGTTTCTATTTTCTTGTTTTTAAATATATCAACTTGTGATACATTATTAAATCCATATTTTTCAAATACAGTATTTTTAACTTTTTCTTTAATAGATGGTACTTGTGATATATATTCAACATCATATTTTTTCTTAATTGTTACTTTAATTTTATTTCTAATTTCAGGTGATTGTAAATTATATTCGAAACCAAATTTTTCTAAATTAGTAATTTTTTTTTTATTTTGAATTTCTTGTGACTTAGATGGATTGCTTACTCCATGATTTTTGAGACATGTTATTTTTTTCTTTTCTTTAATTTCATCTAATTGTGATGTATGAATTACTCCATATTTATCAAAAATAGTATTCTTTCTTTTATCTACAATTTCTTTATTTTTATTTGGATTGGAAACACCATAATTTTTAATAAATGTATCTTTAGCTTTTAAAACAGCATTAGCCACCATACAAGTATTACAATTGCAATTTCCTGTTTTATAAATATTATTAAATTTTCTTTTATCTGTTTTTCCACATTTGCATATAAAATTTATGATAGTATCTCTTGTAAAATGTTCATCACTAGAATTTATTAAAGTAGAATCACTGATTAATGTTTTTAATAAATCGTAATCAAATTTTTTACGTGGCATATAATAATTATTTTTTGTTTAAATAAATATAAAAATAAGATAATCAATTTTTATTAAATTTAATATAGAAATCTAATAATTATTAGATTTATAGAATGCGACCGAAACGAGCAAGACGTTTGTAGTTGTAAATATTTAAATTCGAGTTCCAAGCTTTTTTGACGATTTCTAATTCGTCTAATTCGTTAATTCTTAAAGAGAACGATGTATCAATAACATTAGAACCGCTAACTCTCCTGTTGGTAATTCTCATACCACCACCGAGCATTTCCCAGTAAGCTTCAGATGCAACATTAGATGTACCAAGATCAGATAGACCACTGGCACCATAGTTCCATAGGAATGATTTTTGGTAAGCAGTGACAACATTGGAGTTATAACCAGTTGGGTAACCATTAATTTCAAGACCGGATTGATCATTGGTAGCAAGACCATCAACCATAATAGCTTGGTTACTGGCACCTCCTGCAAGAGAAGCAAGTAAAATGGTTCTATCTTGAACTTTAAGATCTTGTTGGAGAACAGTTGTATTAATTAAATTACTGGTATTAACAGTACCACTGATTAACATATCACCATTAATTCTGACAAGGTTTCCTGAAACTGCGAAGACAGGGCTTGATGGTTGATAAGGAGCAGAGCTAATAAAGAAATCAATATTAGATTGAGCAGTGAATGACATATCACCAGTAAGATTCATATTAAGAGTCTTAGCAGCAAGAGTTAATATATTGCATGCGGTAACAGTGACATTATTAGAGCCGTTAACATAAACATTATTGCTAGCGGTAAAGTTAGCATCAACGAGTGATGTTAAGTTAAGGTTGCTGGTAACAGCAGTTAGATTAGATCTAGCATATAGCATAAGATTATTGGATGCACTAATAATGATATTGCTCTGTGCGAATCCGTTAATAGAACCAGCGATAGCAGTAAGATTAATATTGCTTTGAGCGGTAGTATTAAGAGTATTACTGGAAGTAATATTAATATTGCTTGCAGCATAAAGACTGATAATATTGCTATCAGCAAGAACACTGAATGTTCCTTTTTGTGCTTCAATTACAACATTAGAGAATGAAGTAGTTGTAACAGATCCATTAAGAGTTGTAAGAGTTACATTGCTCTTAGCAACGCTAACAAGATCATTGCTAGTAGTAATAGAAACATTGCTATAAGCAAAAATTGATGCAGAGTTAGAATCTACAACAAGGCTAAAAGTACCTTTAACGGCTTGAAGATCAACATTGCTGAATGCATTAACAACGAATGAATCAGCTGCAGTTGTGAAAGTGACATTGCTAGTAGCATCAACAACTAGATTATTGCTAGTTGTAAGACTCATATTACTAAGAGAGTATAAGCTCATGATATTACTATCAGCGTTCATACGGAACATACCATTAAGGGCATCAATTTGAACATTACTGAATGATGTAACACTGACACTACCATCAAGAGCAGTGAATGCTACATTGCTTTGAGCATAACCGGTAAGGTTGTTGCTGGCAGTAATGGTAACATTGCTTGCTGCATAAGCGATAAGAGAGTTACTGTTAACAGTGAAGTTCATGTTATCGGTTTGGGCAACAAGGCTAACATTGCTCTTTGCGACGGCAATGAAAGAGTTGCTAGTGTTAACATTAAGATTACTGAAGGAGAATAGAGTTAAGATATTGCTATCTGCACTAACACTAACTGATCCAGTATAAGCTTCGATAGTAACATTAGAGAATGAAGTATTGGTAACTGATCCTCCAACAGTTGTAAGAGTAAAGTTGCTTTGTGCAATGCTTACAATGCTGTTACTAGAAACAGTGGATACATTACTGGCAGCATAAATAGATAGAGTATTGCTATCAGCGGCGACAGATAGAGGTCCTTTTTGTGAGATAATATCAACATTACTGAAAGAAGAAATTAAGAAAGAACCTGTAGTGGTAGTGAAGGTAGCATTACTTTCGGCATAAACACCTAGAGAATTACTAGAAGTAATAGTCATATTGGATGCAGAGTACATATATAGAGTGTTGCTATCGGCTTGAATATTGAATGTACCTTTTTGTGCGATGAGAGTAGCATTAGAGAATGATGAAACGACAACTGAGTCAGCAGCGGTATAAATATCAACATTGCTGGTAGCATTAACATATAGATTATTGCTAGTTGTGAGTGACATATTTGAAAGAGAATATAGAGACAATATATTGCTATCTGCTAGGATTTCAACAGCTCCTTTTTGTGCTTCAATGATAGCATTTGAGAATGTAGTGACGGTAGTAGAACCAGCAGTTGACACAAATGTAACATTGCTTTGTGCGGTAGTAAGAAGGTTATTGCTAGTAATCACTGAGATATTACTGGCAGCATATACAGATAAGATATTGCTATCAACGAGAACAGAGAATGTCCCTTTTTGTGCTTCAACTGAAACATTAGAGTATGAAAGTACAGTAGTAGATCCGTTGACAGCAGTAAATGAAACATTGCTCTTGGCAACAGTAGAGAAGTCATTGCTAGCAGCAATAGTTACATTGCTTGCTGCATAAATAGCTACATTACTAGAGTTAGCATTAATGTTGAAATTTCCTGCAGTAGCAGTTGAAAGAATGTTACTTGCGGCAACAGTAGTAACATCTCCAGTAGTAGTAGTTAAGCTCATATTGCTAGCAGCGCTAATTTTAATATTATTGCTGTAAGAATCCATGAAAATATCAAGATCACCAGCATTCGTCTTTAATTCAAGAGAAAAGTTGGATTGAGTCTGGATAGTATTCTTGTAATTCTGGGCATTAACGTAATTTGATCGGATAACGTCTAACGAATGAACATCACCGACTGTGATAGCAATCTTACCAGATGAAGCAATTTCAAAACTGGTCAGGTCCTTTCCATAGATTCGAGGCAGGTAAATCGGTCCAAAGATAGCAATATTATTGCTACTTGGGTAAAGATTTGTATCAAGAGCACCTGATACATAATCAATAGATTGTTGTGGGATATTAGGATCACCAATAAAGTTGTCATATACAACAGTAGCCATTCAATATATATATATTTAAAAAAGAATTAATTTGAGGCTAGATTTAAATTTAAAATTAAAATTAAAATTAAAAATTATAGGAAAAAAATAAATAATTAAAATAAAACTAATTTTAGGCTTAGAAAAAAATTGAAAGATAAATTATTTAAATAAGAATTAGTATTTATATAAAATGGCTGAAGAATATAAGGTACCACTTAGGAATAAGGCTAAAGAGATAATTGATTATACTTATGTTTCCAAAGAGGATTATGAAAATGTGATGAAATACACTTGGCATAGAATTAAAAAAATTTGTAAAAATATAATTAAATATTATGCACATGGTTGTATTGATAAAAAACAAATATATTTGACTTACTTTATTTTAGGTAAACCAGAAGAAGGATTTGTTATAGATCATATTGATGGTAGTAGTTTAAATAATTGTCGTGATAATTTACGTTTCGCTACTTTTTCACAAAATTCTCAAAATAAAATTTTAAATAATAAAGAAATTAAGACAAGTAAATATATAGGTGTAAGTTTAGATAATAATTATTCAAAATCAAAAAAATGGAGAGCTTTTAGTTCAAACAAAAATTTAGGTACTTTTAATAATGAAATTGATGCAGCTATACGATATGATTCATATGTTTTAAAAGTATATGGTAAAGATACAAAAACAAATGGACTTGTTAAATATGAAGATATAGTTGATAAGGATATCACTGATTTTATACCTAAAAAAATAGAACGTAATTTGCCAGATAATATATGTTTTACAAAATCAAATAATAAATATTATGCAAAAATTAAATATAATAAAAAAAGATATATTTCAAAGTATTTTGATAATATAGAAGATGCAATTAAAGAATTACATATTTTTAAAGAAAAAATTACAAAAATTAAAGAACAAGAGAAATTAGATCATTATTCACAAAAGATTGAAAGAAACAAAGATAATATTGCTATTATAAAAGTTTATAATGATAAAAAAGAAATTGTAAAAGAAATTTTAGTAGATGATGATAAATGGCATGAATTAAAACAATATAAATGTTATTTTGATGGTGAATATTGTTCTATTACTGTTAAAAATATATTAATAAAAATGCATATTTATATAATGGGTAAATCGGTAGATAAACTTATTATCGATCATATAAATAAAGACAAATGTGATAATAGAAAAATTAATTTAAGATATAATGATTCATCTGGAAATATTCATAATCAAAATAAATTAGATGGAACTACAAGTATTTATAAAGGAGTATCTAAATCTAAAATAAATTGGGTATCTAATATTAGTAAAAATAATGAAACCTATAGATTAGGAACATATAAAACTGAACTCGAAGCTGCGATTTCTTATAATATAAAAGCAAAAGAACTTTATGGTGAATTCGCAAATTTAAATGATATATCTAAAGATGATTATGATAATTATTACGATGAAGTTATAAAAACTATGAATAATGTAAAACGACGAAATAGTACAACTAATGCTAGTAAATTTATAGGTGTAACTTTAAAAAATAATAATTATATTGGAACTATAATTAAAAACAAAATTTATTATTATCTCGGACAATATCATATCGAAATAAAAGCTGCAATTGCATACAATATTAAATCCAAAGAATTAAATGGTAATAAAGCTAAATTAAATGAAATTTAAGAAGAAGATACTTTGAAATATTATGATGAAGTTCTTGCAAATATGAAAAAGCTTAAGGTAATTTTATAAATTTTTTTTATTTAAAATTAAAATTAAAAATTAATAATTAAAATAAATATGTTTGACTTTGCTAAACAATTAACCGCTGTTTTATTGATGATATCCACGTACGTCGTAAATCTAGATCTTCTGTAGTTATATTAAAACGATCAATATCTGTGGATATAGTATTAAATAAATCTGTTAAAATATCTAATTGATACATAATTGATTTATAGTCTTCTAAATCTTTTTTATTTTCATATTCTTGAGTTTGTGAATTTATACTAGTTTGAATACTATAAAAGTCCATAAATAAATAACTATATTTAATTCTTAAATACTTTTGTTTGTACAAGATACTTTGAAATACTATGATGAAGTTCTTGCAAATATGAAAAAGCTTAAGGTAATTTTATAAAAATTTTTTTTTACTTAAGTAATATTTAAAATTACAAAGTAAACTTACTTAAGATTATAATAATATAGTTTATATACTTAAAAGTTATTATGACTGTGATTGGTATAGATTTAGCAACTACAGAATCATGTGTCGCTGTTTGGCGTAATGGTCGTGCTGAGGTGATACCAAATGAAAGTGGTAATAGAACTACACCATCATATGTTGCTTTTACAGACACAGAGCGTTTAATTGGAAATGCAGCTAAGAATCAATCAGCTATAAACCCTAAAAATACTATTTATGATTCTAAACGTTTAATTGGACGTAAATTTAGTGATAAAACTGTTCAAGAAGATATAAAACTATGGCCTTTTAAAGTTCAAGATGATGGTACTGACAAGCCACAAATTGTTGTTAATTATAAAGGTGAAATTAAAAAATATTATGCTGAAGAGATATCAGCTATGATTTTAACAAAAATGAAAGATATTGCTGAAACTTATCTAGGTGAAAAGATTACAGATGTTGTAATTACTTGTCCTAGTTATTTTAATGATAGTTGCCGTCAAGCTACAAAGGATGCATCAGTAATTGCAGGTCTTAATTGTCTCCGTATAATTAATGAGCCAACTGCAGCTTCTGTAGCTTATGGATTAGATAATAAAGATATAAAAGAAAAGAATATTTTAGTATTCGATCTAGGCGGTGGCACATTCGATGTAACAATTTTAAATATCGATGAAGGTATATTTGAGGTAAAGGCTACTAATGGAAACGGTCACTTAGGTGGCGAAGACATTGATAATATAATGACTAAATTTTTCATTGAAGAATTTAAACGTAAAAATAAAAAAGATATTTCTGAAAATCAACGTGCTGTTAAACGTCTTAAGAATGAGTGTGAGAAAGCTAAGAGAACTTTATCAAGTTCTACTACTGCTTCAATTGAATTAGATTCATTATATGATGGAATTGACTTTACTTCTAATATTTCACGTGCACGTCTAGATGAACTTTGTTCAGGTTTATATCGTAAATGTCTAGATTGTGTTGAAAAATGTTTATTAGATTCTCAGTTAAGTAAATCAGATATTGATGAAATTATTTTAGTTGGTGGAAGTTCTAGAATTCCAAAGATTCAACAGATGTTATCAGATTATTTTAATGGTAAAGAATTAAATAAAAGTGTTAATCCAGACGAAGTAGTGGCTTCTGGAGCTTGTATACAAGCGGCAATTCTAAGCGGATCAAAAGATGAGCAAATTAAAGACCTGTTATTACTCGATGTATGTCCTTTATCAATGGGTATTGAAACGGCAGGAGGTGTTAATACTGTATTAATCCCACGTAATTCCACGATTCCTATTAAGAAGTCACAAGTCTTCAGTACCTTTTTAGATAACCAGCCGGCTGTTACGATTAAGGTATATGAAGGTGAGCGTTCAATGACTAAAGATAATATTTTACTAGGTCAATTTGATCTTACAGGGCTTCCTCCTGCTCCTAGAGGAACGCCACAAATTGAAGTATCTTTTGACATTGATGCTAATGGAATTTTACAGGTATCAGCTATTGATAAAGCTAGTGGAAAACAGAATAATATTACAATTTCTAGTGATAAGGGGCGTTTATCTAAAGATGAAATTGAGAGGCTTGTAAAGGAAGCAGAAGAGCATAAGAAGGATGATGAAGAGAATAAGCTTAGAATTGAAGCTAAGAATGAGTATGAGAATTATTTATATAATTTGAAGAATACAACAACTGATCTTAAAATTGATGATTCAGAAAAAGAAATTATTAAAAAAACAGTAGAAGAAGGTTTAGAATGGATTGAAAGTAATGAATCTGCTACAACTGAAGAGTTTAAGTATAAGCTAGAAGAGGCTAATAAATTAGTTAATCCTATTATAACAAAGGCTTATCAGGGACAAGGACCTCCAAGTGGTGATTCACAGGGAACACCTCCACCACCAACTGGAGGTATGGCTGACATGTTCAAAGGCATGGGTGGTGAAGGTGGCATGGCTGACATATTGAAGGGTATGGGTGGTGAAGGTGGTGGTATGCCTGATATGTCTCAATTTGCGGAGATGATGTCAAAGATGAACAATAAAACTCCTACAGTTGATGAAGTAGATTAATAAAAATATATTATTTAATAATATAAAAATGCCGCAGCAATCTAAATCTAAGAAGCCAATTGTTGGAGGATCATTCAGATCATTTGCAGTAACAGCAGCAAAAGCATTAACAAAAACAAGTCGTGTAGTACCGACACGTGAAACGCAAAAATCACCTAATAAAACAGGAACAGCATTTAAATTACCTGATACTATACAAGGAGTAAAAACAGCAAGAGCAACAGCAGCAGCAAGAATAACATCTAAAGTAGTTCCAACTTCTCGTTAAAACTTATAAACACATCCAATAAAAGCTTTTTTATAAGTAATTCCATTAAAATCAAACTCTTGACATTTATATTTTTTTGATTTTAGGTTAAAATTACATGAACATGTGGCTTTAGCCACAGTATAATTATAAACAATATGATCATCTTGTTTCATACCAAGCCCTGAAATTTCAGAGCTGGAAATAAGATCACCATTCTTAATATTTCCGTTAATATTTGTAATCCAAATAGCTCCTTCTCCTGCAGAATTAACAATTACTTTTATATCTTTTTTTTCTTTTTTTTGTGTAAATTTTAGATTACCTAGTTTAAAATTTCTTTCTTTATTATTCTCTTCAAATCCACTGATTACACCAAATACTCTAGGATCATTTTTAATATGAGATAATTTTACAATAGGTACAGCATCATCAATGCATATTTTATGTGTATTATCTAAATTTTGATATTTTCCAGTTGAAATAACAATTTGTCCGATGAGATCATTTTGTAAATTTTTCTTTTTCTTTTTATTTAGAGTACAATGATGTTTTGCAGTAAAATTAAGAATACTTGATGTAAAATCATCAGTAAATACAACTTGTGTTCCATTAATACTTTTAAATACTAGATCAGAGAAATTGCTATTACCAATATTTAGTCCAATATTCCAATGAGATATATTAGAATTATACATTAGATTGATCGTATCAACAACTTGAATATCAGAGTTAAAAACAGCAGTATTATTAACAGTTAATGTATCATATACTCCATTAAATATATTAACAGCACTATATTCAAAACCGCTGCAATAAATTTTACCTCTAACATATAAATTTTCATCAATTAATTGTGAACCAATATTAACATTTATATTACTACCAATATAATTACTAAAATCAACATAATTTGTTCCACCAAAAGTAATTGCACCTTCAACATGAGTATTACAAAGTGTCATTGTACCAGTAATAATAGCATCATTCAAAACATAACTTTCAATAGCAGTCATAGAAAAGCCATTACAAAAAATCATGCCATCAATGTATAAATTACTAGTAATTAATACTGAACTATCAAATGAAGTATATAATGGTTCTTGTATATTGCTAAAAGCTCTATTGTGATTGCTTGTAGAACCAAAGGTAACAACACCTTCAACATGAGCATTGCACAAAGTCATGGTTCCAGTAACAATAGCATCATTCATAACGTAACTTTCAATAGCGGTCATAGAAAAGCCATTACAAAAGATCATGCCATCGATGTATAAATTACTATTAATTAATACTGAACTATCAAAAGATGTATATAATGGTTCTTTAATATTACTAAAAGCTCTATTATGATTGCTTGTAGCACCAAATGTAACAACACCTTCAACATGAGTATTACAAAGAGTCATTGTACCAGTAATAATAGCATCATTCATAGTATAACTTTCAATAGCAGTCATGGAAAAACCATTACAAAAGATTCTACCACCGACATATAAATTGCTATCTACAACAAGTGAACTATCAAATTCAGTATACAAAGGTTCTTTAATATTTTTCCAAACAGTATATTCATTACTTGTAGCACCAAAGCTTACAATACCTTCAATAGCAGTATTACACAATGTCATTGTACCAGTAATAATTGCATCATTGATTGTGTAGCTTTCAATAGCAGTCATGGAAAAACCATTACAAAAGATTCTACCTCCGACATATAAATTGCTATCTACAACAAGTGAACTATCAAATTCAGTATACAAAGGTTCTTTAATATTTTTCCAAACAGTATATTCATTACTTGTAGCACCAAAACTAATAATACCTTCAACTGCTGTATTACAAAGAGTCATTGTACCAGTAATAATTGCATCATTAATAACATAGCTTTCAATAGCAGTCATGGAAAATCCATTACAAAAGATCATGCCATCGATGTATAAATTACTATTGATTAATACAGAACTTTCAAATGAACTATATAATGGTTCTTTAATATTGCTAAAAGCTCTATTATGATTACTAGTAGCACCAAATGTAATAACACCCTCAACATGAGTATTACAAAGTGTCATTGTACCAGTAACAATAGCATCATGCATAGTATAGCTTTCAATAGCAGTCATCGAAAAACCATTACAAAATATTCTACCACCGACATATAAATTGCTATCTACAACGAGAGAACTATCAAATTCAGTATACAAAGGTTCTTTAACATTGCTCCAAACAGTATATTCATTACTTGTAGCACCAAAACTGACAATACCTTCAATAGCAGTATTACAAAGTGTCATTGTACCAGTAATAATAGCATCGTGCATAGTATAACTTTCAATAGCAGTCATGGAAAAACCATTACAAAAGATTCTACCACCGACATATAAATTGCTATCTACAACAAGTGAACTATCAAATTCAGTATACAAAGGTTCTTTAACATTGCTCCAAACAGTATATTCATTACTTGTAGCACCAAAACTGACGATACCTTGAATTGCAGTATTACATAATGTCATTGTACCAGTAATAATAGCATCATTGATAACATAACTTTCTAGAGCAGTCATCGCAAAACCATTACAATAAATTCTACCAGACACATACAAATTACTATCAATCATAACACTTCCATCAAATTCTGCTAAATTACTATCATGAATATTACTAAAAGCAGCATAATCATTATTAGATGCTCCAAATCTAACAACACCTGTAATATCAGTATTACACAAGGTCATTGTACCGTAAATCGTTGCATCATGAATAATATAAGTTTCATAACTTGTCATCGAAAAACCATTACAAAAAATTCGACCACCTACATATAAATTGCTATCAACAACAAGTGAGCTATCTAATTCAGTATACAAAGGTTCTGGTATATTACTCCAGGTAATATAATTATTACTCGTTGTACCAAATGAAACAATACCTTCAATTGCAGTATTGCATAGTGTCATTGTACCAGTAATAATAGCATCATGAATCAAGTAACTTTCCATAGCAGTCATAGAAAATCCATTACAATAAATAATACCATCAACATATAAATTGCTAGTAACTTGAACAGAACTATCAAAAGAAGTATAATTTGTTTCATGGATATTACTAAATGCATGATAATTATTACTATTTGGTCCAAATCTAACAACCCCATACACATCAGTATTACACAGTGTCATTGTTCCCATCACAACAATATCATTAACAGTATAACTATCAATAGCAGTCATGGAAAAACCATTACAGAATATTTTACCACCTACATAAAGATTGCTATCAACAACTACACTTGTATCAAATTCAGAATAATTAGGATCAGAAATGTTACTATAAACAATATAATCATGATTGGAACTACTACCAATAACTAATTGTCCTTGTACAAATGCATTACAAAGTGACATTGATCCATAGACATTTAAATCTTCTAATGTAGCACTAATAGATTCTATACTTGTCATTCTAAAACCATTAACGAATAATCTACCACCAACATATAAATTTTCATCTACAATTAAAGTTCCTGTAATTTCATCAGCAACTGTTCCTTCAAAATTACTATAAGCAACTAAATTGCTATTAGATGTACCAAATATAACAACACCATTTACATATGCATTATTACAAAATGTAACATTACCATTAACCACAAGATCAGTCAAAGATGTCTGTTGATCACTTATAATTTCCCCAATACCAGAATTATATATAATATAATCATTACTCATAGTAAGATATGTACGATTTTCTATGTATGCTCCATCATTGAAATAAACATTACTATTAATATGAATAGGATTTGAGAATGATACAGTACCATCAAAAACACTCATACAGCTTCTATCAACAATAAAATTGGATCCATGAAATCTGACATCACCATAAACATCTAGATTACTTGCAAATTTAACATCACCTAATGTAATTAAGTTATTTGACATAATAACATTGCTATTGAGCCAAGTTTCGTTTTGAACTAGCAAATTACTTTGAAATGTAACAGGACCTAATACATTAAGATTACTAGTAAAATAAACATTCCCAATAGTATTTAGCTCATTTGACAAGGTCACATTACTCTCAAACCAAGCTTTATTTTGAACTAGCAAATTACTTTGGAATACAACAGGACCAAGAACATTAAGATTGCTAGTAAAATATACATTTCCAAGAACGCTTAGTTCATTAGATAATGTTACATTACTCTCAAACCAAGCTTTATTTTGAACTAGCAAGTTACTTTGGAATACAACAGGTCCTAATACATTAAAATTACTAGTAAGATAAGTATTACCTAGAACAAATAATTCATTAGATAAAGTCACATTACTTTCAAACCAAGCTTTATTTTGAACTAACAAGTTACTTTGGAATACAACAGGTCCTAAAACATTAAAATTGCTAGTAAGATAAGTATTACCTAGAACAAATAATTCATTAGATAAAGTCACATTACTCTCAAACCAAGTTTTATTTTGAACTAGTAAGTTACTTTGGAATACAACAGGTCCTAATACATTAAAATTGCTAGTAAGATAAGTATTACCTAAAACACTTAGCTCATTAGATAAAGTTACATTACTTTCAAACCAAACTTTATTTTGAACGAGTAAATTACTTTGGAATACAACAGGTCCTTGAACATTAAAATTACTTGTAAGATAAGTATTACCTAGAACATGCAGACCATTTGATAATGTAACGTTACTATTAAGCCAAGTTTCTTTTTGAACGAGTAAATTACTTTGAAATACAACAGGTCCTTGAACATTAAAATTACTTGTAAGATAAGTATTACCTAGAACATGCAGACCATTTGATAATGTTACATTACTATTAAGCCAAGTTTCTTTTTGAACGAGTAAATTACTTTGGAATACGACAGGTCCTTGAACATTAAGATTACTTGTAAAATATACATTTCCTAAAGTATTCAATTCATTCGATAAAGTTGTAGCTTTATTTACAATTAATGTATTATCAATGTATACATCAGCTTGTATATTCGCATAACCATAAATATCAATATTACTTAAAAAAAAAGCTTGTGCAAATGTTTGTGTAATATTACAGAAAGTAATTAGATTACTAGCACGTACTGTTAAATTTCCTTCAATAATGACATTACTTGAGAAATATGCATCAGATCCAACTACCAATTTTTCACCAATATAAGTATTATTATTAACAATTAAATTATCTTGAATATCAACATTACTATAAAATGTTGCATCATTATTTACTATTAAATGTTGATCTACGTATAGATTATTTTGTAAAATAGTATCACCAAGAACGAGTAAGTCATTTGATAAAGTTACATTACTATTCAACCACGTTTCATTTTGAACGACTAGATTACTTTGTAGTAAAGTAGGTCCTTGAACGCTAAGATTACTAGTTAAATAAGTATTACCTAGAACACCTAGACTATTTGATAATGTCACATTACTATTAAGCCAAGTTTCTTTTTGAACGAGTAAGTTACTTTGAAATACGACAGGTCCTTGAACGTTAAGATTACTTGTTAAATAAGTATTTCCTAGAATATCTAAATTATTAGACATAGTTACATTGCTAGCAAACCAAGTTTGTCCTTGAACAAGAAGATTACTTTGAAATACAACAGGTCCTTGAACGTTAAGATTACTTGTTAAATAAGTATTTCCTAGAATATTTAATGCATTAGACATAGTGACATTACTTGCGAACCAAGTTTGCCCTTGAACAAGAAGATTACTTTGAAATACAACAGGTCCTTGAACGTTAAGATTACTCGTAATATTAGCATTTCCAATAATATCTAGACTATTAGACATAGTGACATTACTTGCGAACCAAGTATTTCCTAGAATATTTAATGCATTAGACATAGTGACATTACTAGCGAACCAAGTTTGCCCTTGAACAAGAAGATTACTTTGTAATAAAGTAGGTCCTTGTACGTTAAGATTACTCGTAATATTAGCATTTCCGAGAATATCTAGACTATTAGACATAGTGACATTACTAGCAAACCAAGTTTGCCCTTGAACTAATAAATTGCTTTGTAATAAAGTAGGTCCTTGTACGTTAAGATTACTTGTAATATTAGCATTTCCGAGAATATCTAGACTATTAGACATAGTGACATTACTAGCAAACCAAGTAGATCCTTGAACTAATAAATTGCTTTGTAATAAAGTAGGTCCTTGTACGTTAAGATTACTTGTAATATTAGCATTTCCGAGAATATCTAGACTATTAGACATAGTGACATTACTAGCAAACCAAGTTTGTCCTTGAACGAGTAAATTACTTAAAAATTGTGAGATACCTGATACGACAAGATTACTAGAAACATTAAGTGTTCCAGTAACATTAACATTACTTAGTGTTGTATTTCCAGTAACATTAAGATCATTTGATAATGTTGTATAATTATTAATAGTTAATGGTCCATAAATATTTACATTACTTAAGAAACTAGCACTACCGTTAACTTGAAATGTATTACTTGCAGTAATCGGTCCTTGAAATGAAGCATTAGAATATGCATTTAGAATATTAGACAATGCAACAGCAGTATCAAAATTGATAGGATTTGATGATGTTGACTTGAATCCATTTACACTTAAAAATCCATCAATATTAACATTGCTAGAGAATACAACAGGACTTGTAATTAATATATTTGAATGTGTAGATGATATAGTATTAACACTAAGTTCTTGAAATGACGATCCATTAAATATAACATTACTGTTAAAAATGACTGTATCATTAAAAGAAATATATTGATCTTTAGCATAAACATTATTAGCATAAATATTACTATTAACATAAATACTATTACAAAATGTAACATTACTGTTAAAATATTTTATAGAATTCAAATCAAGACTAACTGTTGATTCATTAGAACCAGAACCAGTAATAAGTTTATCAACTTTAAGTGCTCCAGCGATTGTAACATTACTCCAGAAGTAAGAATTGGCATAAGCATTTAAAATGTTAGATAGATTTGCGATACCATCAATAATAACATTGCTACCAAAATGTACTGTTTGGGTAAAATCCGCGTAACCATTAAATGTAGAATTAGCATTAACAGTAATATTGCTATTAAATGTAGAAATATTATGTGTATTTAGAGGAGCATCAATAGTAATCGTATTATTATTAGTAGTAACAATTCTATTTGTATATAATGTTCCAGCTACAAAAAGATTACTATCAAAATATCCATTACCGTAAAAATTAATATTAGATCCTAGATCTATAGATATATTACAAGTATTATTATGCAATGATGTATTATTAGAATTAATAGTTAATCCACCATATTGAGCATTAATATCAAATATACTCGCACTAGGAGCATCAAATGATACAATATTAGATCCAAATAATATATTAGTATTTGAATTTACAATTGAAATGCTGCTAGCATTTGATCCAAAAATATTAATAGAATCATTATTTAATACTATTCCTGAATTAGATCCAGAAGAAATATTAATAGATGTAGGATCAATTGTAAATTGTCCACTTTTCCCGATAATACTAATTAAATCAGCGTTTGATGCAATTAATGATGCTGAATTAGATGATAATAATAATTGTGAATTAGAATTTTGAATGTTAATACCGTTAGAATCAATAATAAATTGACCAGCTTTACCAATAAATGATAATAAATCAGCATTAGACGCAATTAATTGTACACTATTTGATCCCATTAGAAGTTCAGACGTTGGTGCTTTGATGTTAACATTACTTTGATCCATGATAAAGCTTGAATTTGAACCGACAATAGAAATAGCATTAGAATTAATTGTGATATAACCAGATTTACCTATTAAATCAACAGTATTAGATCCAAGATTTAATACAGAATTAGGTCCATTTAGTGTAATTGCACTAGTATTCATTAAAATACTAGAATTTGAACCATATATACCTATAGTATTTGCATTTGACCCAACTAAATAGACATTATTAGAATTTAGATAAAGTCCTGCAAAAGCTGTAGTAAATGACAAATTTGATCCCATATTAATTGCTGAATTTGAATTTTGGATAGCAATTGTATTATTTGAATTGATAACGAGTGTACCATATTGTCCATATAGTCCGAGAACACCGTTTAGTTCAATTTTAGAGTGAGGTCCAGATAATCTAGTAACGTTAGATGCAATAAGAAGTTCTCCAACATCATTTTTAATATCAAATAGATTACTGCTTAAGAAAATATAATTACTAGAGCCAGTATTTGAAGATGCAGCAGAAATATAAACAGATTGATCTAGAACAAGATGAGAATATTTACTATTTAATGCGATGACATCACCTAGAACAATATCTGAAATAACACCAGTAAGATGAACTCTATCATCTTCCAAGCTAATTCCAGTATGAGAACCTTGAATATTAATTAAGTCACCTGATAAATTAACATATTGTCTATCATTAGATGAATTAAATGTAGTAAACAAAGTATCATTAATATTCAAATAATTATCATGATAATTAGTGAATGAAGCATTCGAAGCAAAATGATTATTTTTTAATATTATAGAATTACTACCATAATTATTAATATTTTGTCCGATAACAAGTGAATTTTTAGTATTTTGTACAATACTATTACCTATTGATAAATTATAGCGACCACTTGTCGTATCACTATAACCAAGTACAACGTTATAAAGACCAGCTGATACCAAGTCATTACCAATACCAATAATATTTGTTGTACTACTCGTATTACTATCACCGTTATTATTTTGACCTATAAATATATTATTAAAACCATCGTTATGCTGTCCAGCATAGTTACCGATCATCGTATTACACGATCCAGTGAGTAGATATCGACTCGCATAATTCCCGAATACGGTGTTTAACGATCCATTTGTAGCATTTTCGGCACAGTACGTTCCAAAATACATATTAGTACGACCTTTTTGATTTTTAGCTGCAGCTGTAAATCCATAGAAACAATTAAAAAAACCAGTACTTACTTGTGCCACTTGATAGCCGACATATGTAGACATATAGGGAGATCTAGTAACCACATCAATTCCCAGATTAACTGTCGGAGGTACATTTAATAAATTTTTCGAGGGATTTCCTTGAACAGACATTGGTACAATACTTCTACTTTTTATGAATAAATTTGTTTTGTAATAAAGAGCGATTCAATTTAATTAAAATAAAAATTATGAAAATAAAAGAATCATATAATAACATCGAGATATATCGCCACTATTAATTATTATATAATCTATGTAATACTATACCGACATATCCTCTTTCTGATTTGGAAATATACATATGTGTTAGATCTTCATTTTGATTTCTGAATTCTTTAAAAAATTTAAGTTTAGGGTATACCATGTTACATTTTTGTTCAGTATATTCTACAAATTCTTTCCAAATATCTGTACTTTTAGTTCGTTGTCCAGGTGCTTTTCTACATTTATCTTGTACAAACATACGAGTTATATCAGATAATTGAATTGGTGAATCTTTTAATTTTATACCTAGAAATCCATGTTTTTTACCTTCAATTGCCCATTCTTTAACTGAAATTGAAGTATTAGCTTTAAATAACTCTGTTCTAAATAATTGCCGAGTAAAACCATTACGTTTTATAATTTCAAAGCCTTTATCAATTGAATATTCTTCAAATTTATCGTAGAATGTTTTAGTATCTGCAATATAATCAACACCTAGATCACATTTTACATCTATAAATTCTAAAATTAATTTTTGTATTTTTGATATTTTTTGTGTAGTATAATTCTTAAGACGAATACCAAACCAAGTATTATGTGTTTCATGATGCCAATCAGCAGCTTTATAATTAATATTAAATTGTTCTTTTATAATTTTTTTAAATTCTTTATGAATAATTGGTACAGTTACGCATTTTAGATAATAATCATAAAGCTCATCACATGTAATTCTAAATCTTTCTTTATCTGTATGACCATCTTCACCAAACTCACATTTATCTGTAATAAATTTATTAAATTCATCTTTGAAAATATTGTTATATTTTTTATTTAAATTAAATTTTTTAATATCAATTTCTTCATTTAAATTATTATTAATTAAATATAATTTTGTAATATCAATTTCTTCATTTAAATTATTATTAATTAAATTTAAATTATGTTGTTTGATTTTATCAAGTTCATTCATTAATTCATTTTGTTTAATAATTTTGTCTTCATCTATAACATTATAAGTAAGTTTTACATTATAAATTTTAAATAATGGTTTAATTTTATTAATAATTTCATTTAATATATTTTCATCTTCATGAAATAAATGTACTCTAGGTATTTTATTCGGAAAATCACAAAAATATGATAAAATTTGTCCTAAAGCATGTTTATATTTTTCTGCTCTTTTAATTTCTATAATTTCATAATTTGTAACAACATCAACAATTCCATATTTACATTGTATTTCAATTTTTCCATTTTCCATTTCAGATATATTATTTCTAACTATTTTTTCAATTAATATTTTTGGTTCATCTGGTTTTATATTATGAATTTCATAATTCCATTCATCATTTATTTCTTTAATGTTTTTTTTTGCTTTTTCTATCCAAATACCAATTTTAATACCAAATTTTACACTACACCATTGTGCTAAATTTGTAGCTATAATTGGATGAATCCATGTACCTTCATGTACACCTCCAATTTTCGAATCTATTAAATTATTATCTGATATTTTAAGTTCTTTACTTAATTCAGACAAAAATGCTTTTGTCTTTTTAAGTCGAATATAGTCATACCAATCTTTACCAGCAGAATTACATAATTTAGTAGCATGTATATATCCATCTTTTAAACGGATATCAGTTATAATATTTTCATCATTGTCATCTTTAAGAGAATAAACAAGTTCGTTCGACATAGTAACTTAGTAAAAATATTTCACTAAATATATATTATTATATTATCTTTAAGTAGTTTTCAAAATACATTTTTAGGTAATTAAATAGATTTACTAATTCTTACTACTTAAGGGAATCAATGTCTTTATTGGTAAATAAAAAGTAAATATCAAAAAAATAATTTTTTTTTGATCAAAAAATGTAAAAAATTGATTAATTAATTGGTTAAAATGAATTTATATATTCAAGCCAAGTTCAAGCCAAGTTCAAGCCAAGTTCAAGCCCAGTTCAAGCCAAGTTCAAGCCAAGTTCAAGCCCCAAGTATGTCTAACATCATTGATAACTACTATGCCAGTGCTATTAAGTATAAGTTAATTAATCAAGTTGTCAAGATTATTTTGGCAACAAGTGATAAAACTATTATTTTTGGTGGATATCCTCGTGACAGCATTATCCATGATTATCATTCTAAACAGTATTATGCAAAGATAGACGAACTAGGTCTATCATATATAGAGGCTCGTAAAAATTATAATAAAGAAACATTCCTTCCAGAGCACAAAGATCGACTTCTTTGTGCAAATGATATTGATTGCTATATGCCTACAGAAACAATAGAATTATTTGATACAATTCTTAAAAAAAATCTTTTAGAGATTAAAAAGAAAAAATTAATAGATTTTAGTAGGTATACGAACACAAAAGATATTCCATCTGATCTAATTTTGTATAGATATACGATAGGGTTTGTTATGTCAGGAATATTAACTAATATTTTCAATCTTGCACCTACCATACAGTTAGATATAGTTCACACAGATAATACAAAATTTAAGTTGTTCAAGCCACCATTTGCAAAGTTAGATTTTGAATGTAATGGACTCATCATGACAAATAGTGATCACCAGGTCATATTATCAGATCAACTAAAGGCTCATAATATGTTAGATAATTTTGAAAAATTACAAAAAATTATTACAAAACTGTGCAAGTATGAAACAGATATGGTAGATTTTCCCTATAAAACTCATAGATTATTGAAGATGATGACGAAGGGCATTACTATTCATAATGATCATGATCTACTGATATCAACTAGTGTAGACGAAGATGATGTTTGTGTAATTTGTTTAGAAAAAGTAAAATCAAAAAGTAATATTAGAAGAACATGTTGTAGATCATTATATCATATACATTGTTACAGTAAGATGTACAGTCATAAAGATTTCAATCATACGTGTCCTACTTGTAGGATAGATATTTAGAAATATCTATTATCTTTATCTTCATCAAACCATAGTTTAGTAATATCAATATTATTAATTATATTCAAAAAATAATTTATATCTTTTTTAACAAAATCACATTTTGTTATTGTATTTTCATATAAACAATTCATAATTTTTTCATGAATATCAATATGAAGATCAAGAACATCTAAATATTTTTTATTAATTATTTTAAATATTATTTTATTCATCATTTTATGAATTATATATTCATCATCATCTTCATAAATAATTTTATAGTTATAATTATCAAATCGATCTGCTACAATACAATTTTTAAAAAATTCTTCAAATTCTAAAGGTATAAAATCACTACCATCTGTAACATTAATTCCTTGAATATTTCTAATAATAATTGTATTTTTTGATTTTTCTAAAACTGCAGATATTAAACAATAAATTGTATTAGGATTTCTATATAAATTTTCAGACTGAATTCTAGGTAATTCAATTTTTACATTACAAATTTGAATATTTTCATTAATATATTCAAATTGAGCTAGATAAGCATATAAATATTTTCTAGTAGAACCAATATCATCATTATCAATACGATAATTAAAATTACTCATTGCAAGATACTTAAATATAAAATGATATTTATATATACTTCAATTTTTAATTAAAAATATATATAAAATTATAATAAAAAATGAATGAATTATTAGAAAGTTCAAAAAATATTGTAAACATGAATCGACCTATTTATTTATGTGAAATTTTTTTTAATAGATTAAAAGCATTATCTATTATTAATAATACTCCGTTAAATAAATTATTAATTTCATTAATTGATAAAGAATTAGATAAATTATCATATAATAATATAATAGATTTACAAGAGATAATACATTATACAAATGTAATATCAAAAGAAGACAAATTATTAATTTTTGAAAAATTAAAAATTAAATATAAAAAATTAATTAATAAAATTGAACAGGAATAAAAATTTGAAACTTATTTAAGTATATAATAATTATATTAATTATGTGTAAAACTTCAAGTGATAGTGAACCAGGTGAAAATGAGGCTGGTGAAGATTCTTATTCAGAAGAAGAGTCTATTACAATTCGTGCAAAATGGTCAATGGATAATGCAAAAACAATTGATGAAGCAATTGAAAAATTGCAAGAATATATTGAATATTTAAGATCTTTAAAATCAGATGGATGGGAATTAAATGATCCTATTGAAGATGATTATGGATTTCTATATAAGAAAGATCCAGAAGTAAACGTTTAATAATTATTATTTTTTTATTTGAATATTAAAATGGCAAGTGTAATTATAAATTATTGTAGTAATGAACGTATATTTATAGATGCAATATTAATAGAATGTTTAAAATTTTCAGATGATATTGTTGTTAGTTATGGTTCTCATTTATATGATGGAATACAAGAAGACATCACACATATAAATGAATATAAAATAAAATATCCAACAATTCAATTTGTAGAATATAATGTTGATTTAACTTTAAATTTAAATAAACAGAAAGGAGTTGTTAATAGACCAACAGCATATTGGCATAATTTAGCAAGATTTACAGGTGTTAAAGCTCTTAAAAACAAAGAATGGGTATTTGTAATAGATTGCGATGAAATTCCAGAAGGTGATAATGTTAAAATATGGTTAGTAAATGCATTGCCGTTATTAAAAGAAGAAGAATGTTATAAAATTGCAAATTACTGGTATTTTAAGGATCCTACAAATCAATCAACAACATTAGAGGATTCAGTATTATTGATTCATTATAAGCATTTAACTGAAGATAATATATTTGGTGATTGGGAAAGAGATCATTTAATACCTTCATCAAAATGTAAACTACTAAGACAAGTTGTTGGAATTGATAGAAAACCTATGTTTCATCATTATAGTTGGTATCGTACCAAAGAAGGACTTAAACATAAATTAATAACGTGGGGTCATAGTAATGATATTTTCAAGGATATAGATATAGATAAGGTAATAGAATATATATATCATAATGATGAAGTAAATGATATTTTACATGGTTATACATATAATAAAGTTGTAAACATTTTTAAAATTTAATTCCTTAAATTAAAACAAATGAGTATGTCTAATGTTTCAAACAAAATTTCAAATATTGAAACAAGTGTTAAAAATGCAGTATCAAATTTTTCAGTTAGTATAGTAATGTTTATATTATCAGTAATATTATTAGCAGTAATAATATATATATTTATTGAATATATACATTTTAATAAAAAATTAAATTTTTTAGCACCAGTAATAGATACAGAATATAGTTTAATCACAGATGAAAAGAATCTTAGAAATTTATTAACGAATGCACAAAATACAACTGATTATCAGATAGATACTATATCGAATGATACAAAATATAAATTAACTTTATTAATAAAAGGTGCATTATTAGCATTAAAAAATAATGCTAATAAATTTAGTCAATTAACGTTTTATACACAACCTATAGAACAATTAATAATAAAAGATGCTTGGTATATACCAGTTTTACAATTTGCTAAATTTAGTGTTATGGTTCCAACGATTACAAATGAAGTAATAGATAGTATAATTGAAGAATTATTTGGTTCAATAAAATCACGAGAATTATTTATTACTGTAAATGGAGTTGAATATTATTTACCATTAGAATTTGATCATGCAATTGAAGTATATATAAAAAACAAGAAATTTTTAGATAAAGTAGTATTTGTTTAAATAGCATATGGTCCAGATATAATACCATTGAATTTTCTGAATGCAAAAGATTCATTTGGACCATGAACATTCATAATAATTTCATGACCATCTATAGCATCTATTGTCCAATATTTAATTCTATATCTATCAATAGTAAATGATATATCAAAATTTTCAAAACCAGATACAAGTGTTTCCATAATAGATCTAGTAATAAATTGAATATCTTTTTGATTCATTTAATATAAATAATAAAAATAAATATTAAAAATTACGCAAGTAATAAAATATATATAATAATAAATTAATAAAATAATGATATTAATACTTATAACTTTAGGTATTTTGATTTTGACTTTATGTTTTTTTGGTATATATATATTATATTTAAAGAACGAGTTAAAGGAGATAACACAGGAAGAATTACGAACACATTCTAAGAAGTAGAAGTGTAATAATTTTCATAATATTTTTGAGCGATTTCAATCATTTTTTTGTATTTTATTTCACGTTTAGCTTTTTTGTTATCAGGGCAATCGTATATATTAATCATCTTATTAAGATCATTGATACAAGTATCAAGATCTGGTAGTACAATCCATATTCCAATATTTTTTTCTAGAAAGTTGATAGACTTTCCACGGTTCCAGAAATCAAGAAGCTCAGCATCCTGTTGGTATGCAATAGAGATATCTATGAAATCTGCTGTGATACGTTCTTCTTTAATTTCATCATTTAAATCTACACTATTATATAGACAGTTAAATCTGAGTCTGTAAAGATCAAAGTCACCATCTAGCGTTTGTTCGTCGTCTCTCTTAAATGATATCGTTGTATTATAAGATGCAAATAGAGGTGTTTTTCTAAGTGGGATTCTTTCACACTTGTTAAAATGTGGAACTTCTACTCGAACGACTGAATCATCAACTACAAGGCTATTTACGAGTACGAAACTATTTTTTGATACATTATTGCGAATTACGTCGCTTTCAAATGGTGAGATAAAGGTGCCATCAAAAGGTTTAGATGCGACAAGAGCTTCATTAAAATCTTTTTTGAACTCTTCGATGAGTTCATCTGACAAAAACGAGTCGTTAATAGGTTTGTTAATGAACAACATGTGATCTAACGTTCTTTTGTATTGAGAAATGGTTTGGAGAACAACAATGCTAAGAGCTTCTCTAATTTGGGAGAATAGGTCTGAAGGAAGATAAGGGTTAATATAAATCATGATATCTAGATCTGAGAAGTTGAAGTCTTCTGGATAGTTTTCATCGAGCATAAAAGCATATGCATTTCCACCTTTAAGCATTACAACAATGTCATTCCAGAAGAACTGATAGAGAAAGTTATGGTTTACAATTTTTTGTATGAGAAGCTCATAAACTTTGAGAGAAATAGCACGATATGCAGGATTTTTGTTAAAGATAGTATCAGCCAAGACTTGAGTAACGAATGACTTGCGAGGATCATCGGACTCATTGCCAGTAGACTTTGAGAAGACAGAGAAGTTATAGGGTCCTTTGTGTCCCTTGTGGTTTTCAGAATTCCTAGCAAAATCAATGAACTCATCACGTTGAGTAGGATTCCAAGCCTCCATAATAATGTTGTTGGTAGTTTGAGACATAATTTGATATTTTAATCGAGTATACGTTAAATATTACAAATATAACTTTCAATTTTTATAAATTTAATGATAATTTAAATTATATTTTTTTATTATTTATTTAAGAATAAATTGTTCTTAAATACTTATGACTTTTTTATATAAAAGTCATATAGGATATTATTTAGAATCAGAAATTTTAAAAAAATTACAATTATATTCAGATATAGTTTATACAGAAAAAGAATTGATTAAAAAATATGGATATAAAGCATCATCAATAGATTTTTTAATAATTTATAAAGACCAATATATATTTATTCAAACTAAATGGCGAAGAACTCATCGGCGTGAAGATCATGGTATCAATAATTTTATAAATTCTGTTGAGTATTTAAATAAGATAATTTGTCCAGATAAATTATCTTTTGGCATTTGGTCATCACGTGTAGAACCATATGATGATAATAAGATAAAATTATCAGATAATAATATATATTTTGTGAATAGTTTTGAAGATATATCGAGTTTGGTAGATAAAACAGAAACATTTTTAAGATTAAAATTAGGTATACAATAATTTATCAACTGAGCTTTCTATTAATAATTTTTCAAATTGAGATATAATATTTTCTTTTTTATGTGCAATATCTAGGATATATTGATCAATAGATAAACCATGTATTTCATGAGGTAAACAAGCAATATATAAAAATACTTTAACTGTTCTTCTTTGTTTTTGAGGGATATCTTTATGTGAACAAAATCTTATAGCACGTCCTATAACTTGTTGAATTCTAGCCATATTAAAATAGGGTTCTAATATATGTACTTCTCGAACTCTTAATAGACTTACACCTTCTTTAATAGATGGAGATCCTAGTAATATTTTAATTTTAGAGCCATCTTTATTAGAAATATCATTAAAAGTAGATAATATTGTATCTTTTAGGTCACTAGATTCATCACCAGTCCAAAGAGCAAATCTTTTGGTTCCAGTACCAGTACTATTACCATTAAAATTAAGATAGCCATTATTTTCAAGAATTTTAACAATATAGTCAATACCATATTTTAGGAAATTGCTATATATAAATACGGTACCACGTGAATATTTAAGTTTTTTAAGAAGTTTATATATTTTACAAGATTTATTTTGTAAGTTAATAGTTTTATTAGTAGGAGACACTATATTAGATGTAATTCTAGAGTTAATAAAAAAACTATTATTTAAATTTAATAAATAATCATTTTCATTAAAATTTAATTTATATTTTGAATATTTTTGATATTGGTAATCACTCATAATACAATTAACAATTTTAAATTGTTTTAATGGAAATACTTTATTAGGTGCTCCTTTATAATATGAAATATAACCATTAATATATTTTTTAAATAGTTCAATATTTTGCAAAGAAGAATTATCACTACTAATAAACATTTTATTGAATGCATGACCTATAGGAAATTCGTATTTTGATCTTAATAAATTCATTAATAAACCTATTTCGTATGGTTTATCAATAATAGGAGTAGCTGTTAATAATACAATTCGAAGAGATTTAGGTGCATTTTTAATAAAAGCTAATAATGTGTTATAGAATGTTCCTGATTCAGAGATAATATTATGAACTTCATCAATGATTAAAAGAGAATTTCTAAGATTAATAGAATTATTTTGTATTTTATTAATAAATTTATTATAAGATAGAATAGTAACAGATTTATTAATTCTATTATTAATTTTTGTAATTAAATTATGATTTTCTTCTGGAGATAAAGTATTTAATTGTAAACGTTCTTCATCAGAAACATAAGTATTTCCAGTGCATTCACTACGAAATTCTTTATACATATTTGATTTAAGTGAAGCTGGTGTAATAATAAAAACTTTTCTTTTATCTTTCCATTCTTCAGCAATTTGTATTGCAGCACAGGTTTTACCCGAACCTATTTTATGGTATAAAAGTAATGATTTATATTCAGTATTAGGATTAATAAATTGACTTACAAATTTTTGTGGTAATTGATATTCAAAATGTTTTGGAAAACATAATTGTTTTCTAGTTTTATAAATTTTGGTATCTTTTTTATTTTTAAATTTATCATATATACTATGTTGAAAATCTTCAATATTCATTCGTATTAATATTTAAGAAGAAATTTAGTCAAAAAATTCAAGTTTTAGAATATTTAAAATTTTTTCGCGAGCATTATTGATATTATTATAGTCTGAATATTTTAAAATATAATAATCAATAATATATTTTATAATTTTATCTTTATTGTTTCCGCAACTATAAATGATAGCATATTTTTTAAATTTATTATATTCTTTATTTAATAATTCAATCCATATTTCTCTAGGTATATCATTCATTTCAAAAATAATAATAATTTTAGAAAGATATTGATCATATTTTGTTATATTAATATATGAATCTTTTATAGATTTACTATTGTATAAAAGTCTATAATACCAATCTTCTTTATATTTTTTATTATGTATTTTTTTATTAATAATATTAAAAACAATTATTGGAATAAAATATTTTATAGAACAAAATAGTTTTGTAAAAATCATTTTATTAATTTATATTTAATTATATCTTAAATAGTAATAATAAATGACAACATTATCAGATTTACCGCCTGATATGAAAAGATTAATATCAAGTAAATTAAATGGAAAAAATGCAATAGTATTAAAATCAACTACAAAGGATTTACAGAAAGCTTTGAAAGACGAACATATAATTTTTACAAATGATGATTATTTTAATGATATAATAAAACCACATACAAAAAGATTATTAGACAAAATAAAAGCATACACACCTACATTTAACCAAGATCTTCAAAAAGCACCTTTAGAAAAATTTGGTGCAACAATTGATGCATCAAGTCCAATTAATAATTTAATAAAATCTAATATATTTGAAAAAGATCCTAAAGTAGAATTAGGAAGTACGATTATGAATAAAAAATCACATTTATTTATTCCAGGTATTCAAAATGCAATTAAAACAGGTATTAAAACAGCTACAGTAAGTAAACAAAATTATATATTACAATCATTTAAAGATATTAAAAATTATCAAGATCTAAAGACTTATGCGGAACAATATGCATCTAATATATATAGTAGAGTTTATTGGAAAACAGTAAAAAGTACTATATATACAAAAAGATAAAAAGTACTTAAATAGAAAATAATTATAATATTTAAATGGAAGAAACTAATGAAAAAGATATTATTGATTATAATGAAATAATCGAATGTAATCCAAATGAAGTAGATACAAAAGATATTATTGATTATAATGAATTTTTATTTAATATAGAGAATGAGTTATTAAAATTACGTGCAGAAATTGATGATTTAAAACGTATAATAATAATGAAAGATTCTAGAATTAAAGAATTGGAAGATTGTATATTAAGTGAAAATATGTCTAATTCGTCAAATATATTAGAAGAACCTAACCATGAACATGAATTAGAACCTGAAAAAGAAACTGAAAAAGAATTAGAACCTGAACAGCAAAAGATACTTTTAGAGAATGGATTTATAAATTATTATTCTAAAAATAAAGATAAAATTTTTAAAAATCTAAAGAATGTAATGATAAAAAAAGGTTTATATATATATCCAACAAGAATACCTGATAATATATTAAATACATATACATATAAATTATATAATTCATTATCAGAAGCAGAAAAAAATAATTATAAAACATCAACTTAAACAGCCATAGTAGCTTTAATAGCACTATGATGTAAATATCCAACTAAATTAAAATCATCAATTGTAATTTCATTAATATTTTTTGTTTTAATAGAATCTGATAATTCTAGAATTGGAAAAGGTAATATATTTCTAGATATTTGTAATTTAACTTGTTCGATATGATTTAGATATATATGAGAATCTCCCATACTAATATATAATTTATCAGGTAACATATCTGTTATTTTAGCGATAATATAAGTTAAAGCAGAATAGCTAGCAATATTATATGGAAATCCCAGGAAATTATCAACAGATCGTTGATACATATGGCAACTTAAATATTTTTTATCATTTTTATCTTCCACATAAAATTGAATGCTAATACCATGGCATGGACAAAGTACTGATTTTTCAACAGCATCTGGATTATAAGTAGTTAATAGATGTCTCCTTGAGTATGGATCATTTTTAAGTCCTTGAATAAGTTCATTTAATTGATCATATCCTTTACCTGTATAATCAGCATCACAACCTTTATATTCAGTATTCCAATGCCTCCAATTAAATCCATACATAGGACCAAGATCACCTACTTGATAATCAGATAATCCACGATTATCTAGGAATTCACGAGTAGTATTTGGTTCCCATATACTAACACCTTGATTTTTTAGTATATTGCTATTTGTTTTTCCTTGTAGGAAGAAGAGTAATTCTTTAATAATAGATTTATATCCAACAAATTTTGTAGTAATTAATGGAAATGATTTGGAAATATCAAAACAAACTTGTCCACCAAATTTAGATATTGTTCCAGTACCTGTTCTATCTGGTCGTTTATTACCACCCCAAATAATATTATCGAGATTATTAATATAATAGTGTTCATCATGAATTTTATTAGATTTAGTATAAGTAATATATTTATAATTACATTTTTCGGATTCAGCATAATATAATTTTGAGTATGATTCAATTTCATAATATTCAAAGCCTTTAAGTGGAAAATATGTATCGCATATAAATTCTTTATCAATTTGTGTAGAATATATTTTTTCGGCTTTACCTAGATATTTTTGATATAAAGTATTACCTCCGATAATATAAATTTTTTTATCTTTGAATTGATCAAGAATAGTATCAAGTTCTTCCATTAATACAAATATAACATTTTCATTGCTTGTATATTTAGTAGGATTACTAGTAACAATGATATTAAGTCTATTTTTGAGTGGTTTATTTTTTTCTGGAATAGAATCATAAGTTTTCCTTCCCATAACAACGATATTATTTTCAGTTAATTCTTTGAAATATTTAAGATCCTCTGGAATATTCCATGGTATTTTTCCATTTGTACCAATACCAAAATTCTTAGTATTAAAGGCAACAATAATATTCATTATAATAATAATAAAATAAATAATCTTTATATAAGTTTCAATTTTTAATTATTACTGGTAAATAGTATTCAGGTTTTAAATACTTTTCGATTAGCATATCATAGCTGATATTATATTTATTAGCTATCATTTTTAAAAATAATTTATTTTGTTCGATAATAATATTTCTCATAAGTTCACATATAATAATATTGTTCATAATTAATAATTAATAATTAAATAATATTATAATCAAATTTATTTTTTTTTTAATTAATAAGTAAATTAAAATCAAAAGCATCATCAACAGTAATAGTGTCAACACTCCATACCATATTAACAGAATTATAAGGTTTATCGTAAGAAATCATATTATATTTTTTGCATGTAATATGGATTTTAACAGGAATTCCTGTTAAAATCCTGTTTAAATAAATTTTATTAGTAGAGTTTTTATACATCATCATAGCAGATGGTTTAATCCAGATAACATCATCAGTTAGTTTAATTTTTTTATTTTCAGCAGATTCGAATTCTTGTTTTAGTATAATTTTTTTAAGTTTAACAAGATTTGCGATACAATTAGGATCTTCAGAGCTAGCTATATAAAGATTACCATTAATATCATTTTTAATATCAACTAATGGTGTAATAACATGAATATATGGCAATGAACTAATTGTAGGAATAGAGAAATCATCATCTAAAGTTAATTTTTTAGTAGTATATAGTTCCATTTAATTAACTATATTTTAATAATATTATTATTAAACGCTTTATACTTTTTTCCAGATAATATTAATATTATTAATTTGATTAATAATAATAAATAGTTTAATAGAATCTGGGTTTGATTTATTAATATATTTTTTTATTTTAGTAAAAAATAATTCTTTTTCCATTAGATAATAATAATAATTTTAACTTAAGTAATGAATTTAAATAATAAATAATAATTTCAAAAAACCTTTTGAAAATATAAATATGAAACAAGTTAATATAATAACAAATTCATCAGATATTTTCAATATATATATATATGTACCTGCAGGGTCTATATATGAATATGATGGTATAAGAGGTATTTCTCATTTATTAGAACATATGTTAATGAAGCATACAAAGAATTTTACGAATAAAGAATTATTTAAAGAGATTACAAAGATTGGAGGAATAAGTAATGCAGGAACATCTAAAGATGTAACATATTATTATATAAAAACACATATAGATAATTATAAGATTTCTTTAAAAATAATGAATGATATAATAAATTTTCCTATATTTACAGAGAAAGAATTAGAGAAAGAGAAAAAAATAGTATTAGAGGAATTTGCACAAAGATCTGATGATATAGAAGATAAAGTAGATGATACATCAACTTTATCAGTACTTGAAGAAAAGAATAATTATTCTCATGTTATAAGAGGAGATCGTAAAGATATAATGAATATTAGTATATCAGATTTAAAGAAATATTATAATTTAACATATAAAAATTATATATTAATAATAAATTGTGATAAAAAATTTAAAAAGTTAGTTATAAATGAAACATCAAAATATTTTAATAATAATAATGTTAATATATCGAAGAATTTAATAGTTCCAAAAAATGTAAATCTGATTAGAAATGAAGGATTAGTATCAGTCGTAGATTATGAAAATATTACACAATTTATAACAATATTAGCATTTCCTACTTATCCTATAAAGATGATAAAAGAGATAGCAATATTGAATTTTATAAAATTTATAATAACAAGTTCAGGATTTAATAGTATATTATTTACAGAAATACGTGAAAAACGAGGATTAGTATATAGAATATCTTCATATAATGAAGATTATCGTTATTTAGGTATATTAAAAATTCAATTTTCATCAACTAATCCAGATACTCAATATATAATTAGTATAATTTTATCATATTTAAAAAATTTGATTGTGAATGGTTTATCAGAATCTAGATTAAAATATTTTAAATTAAGTTTTATAAATAAGACAAAATATATATTTTCACAGGATGAAATAAGAGAACAATGGTATAGTAATTCATTATTTTATGATTTAAATATAACAGTACCTGAATATATAAAGTTAATAAAAAATATAACAAATGAAGATATAAAGAAGGCTTCAAAATATATATTTAATTTTAAGAAGATGGGAGTTGCGACATATGGTAATTATAAAGATAAGAATATTGAGAAAGAAATATTAGATATAAAGAATACTTATCATTCTATTTAAAAATGTAATTATTTAGAAATGTAATTATTTAGAAATGTAATTATTTAGAAATGTAATTATTTAGAAATGTAATTATTTAGAAATGTAATTATTTAGAAATATAATTATTTAGAAATATAATTATTTAGAAATGTAATTATTTAGAAATGTAATTATTTAGAAATGTAATTATTTAGATTTATATATTATTATATTTATCGACATAATATCCTAAACCATCATCACCAGTCTTGAAAACATATCCTTGTTTAGAACCTTGAAAAGAATTTGATGGAATAAAATTTTCAATAATATTATCTTCTGGGAGATAATAGATTGGTTGACGAGCATTTAATGATTCTTGTATTTCATTTTGTATGTTATTTGGCTTAGTATAATAATATACAACATATGCACCAATTAATACAATTCCTATAATAATAATAATAATATTTTTTTTCATCTTTTTTCATAATGATATCTTATTTTTAAGATTTCAACTTAAAAAAATTTGAATATTATTTAAAAATGTAATTATTTAGATTTATATATTCTTATAAATTTAATTATTTAAAACTATATAAGAAATAAATAGTATTAATTTATAAATAATTCTATAAAGAAATATTTATGATTTATTCAATGGGATATCAAGAAGCAATACAATCTGTACATGATTGTATAAAAAATAATGATCGATCTAAATGGTGGCCAAAAGTTCTTAGAGTTGAAAATGGTTCAACTATTTACAATATCGATGGAGAAGAGTGTTCGGCATATTGTGTTTCACATGGTGAAGCAAATGGATTAATACAACTTTGTAAATATCCATCAATGCCATGTGTGATATATGCTTTATCTGTTGATGAACAATTTTATCCTATGGATATTCTTGTTGGATATCTAAATAAAAAAGATGGTAATATAATCATGGCAGATGGTGATGATGTTTATCCTTATATTTATCATAATCGTTTAGGAAAACATGGATTACCATCTATTCCAATTGGTACAAAATGGATTATTGCAGCAGCTTTAAGAGATGATTTACGTAAATCTGTAGCATTAAATGAATAAAAAAATATATACAAAATGTAAGATATTTAATAAAAATTAGATTTTCAAAAAATGTATTCTAATAATATTAGAATGAAAATACATCAGTTATTCAAAGATAAAGTATCTGATGATGTACTATTCAAGATATTAGATGCGTTTGGAATCAAAAGTATTGAGGATGAGTTTATATTTACAAAAAACGATTTAATTACAATGAATACAGTATCAAAAATTAATAATATAAAAGATCAGATCATTCAATTTTATTTACCTTGTAAAGCGAAGATATATTTAGATGACATCGACGAATGTAAATGTATAACAATATTACGACAAATTTTAAAATTATCGCAAGTAAAATTAATATCGAAGCAAAAATATATTAATCAGAAAAAAAGTACAATATATATGATTCAAAAACAAGTTGAAATGAATAAAGTAACTTTAAAGGTTGAGCAACAACAACATCAAGTTACATTTAATTAGATATTATTATAATTTTCAATTAAATGTTTTATATTAATTTCAGGTAATATGGGAATACATTCCCATCCAAAATATTTTAGATATGTTGATAAATTAAAAGAAATTGGATAATAGTGCATACAATTAAAATTAATATTATTCATAATAACTTTGTATTTATCTGGTAATATTTCAATAGATTGTGGTGGTAAAACGAGTAATAATTGAATGATAGGTTCAATGACAGGATCATTTTTATTATTTCTAGTATTAATTATAAATTTATCGAATTCATTATTTCCCATAATACTTAGATATTTTGAAATATCGGATATAGATGGAGCATAATTATATTTATAATACCAATATTTAGAATAATCACGATTAATATAATAATTAATATTCCAATTAATACCTTCTAAAAAATTAATAGACGATGATTTAATAATACTTTCGGAATGATCACCGAATAGATGTTCATAATAGTTAGCTTTCCATTTATTATCATTAACAGGATTAATGAGATGTGTCATTTTATTTTTTAATGGATAGTTATCAATTTCATTCATTAATTTATCAAGATCTGTAGTAATTTCTTTGTTAGAATAATTAAATTTTGTTTTATTATATTCGATTGTAATATCATTCATTAATTTATCTTCATTTTTAGCAATAGATTCAATAAATTTGTGAAAGAATGTATAATTAATTTTATAATAATTATTTTCGACGGCAAATAATATTAAATTTTGTTGTAATTCTTTATAAATTGATTTATATGTTTCACATATAAGATTTAATGCATTAAATCTTAATTTAAGGCATGATATATTTGGTAGAAAATCATTACCAACTAAAAAGCATATAACGACATAATCATACATATATGAAATATCATCAGAATTATATAGATAATAAGATATAGATTTGCTTAATTTATTAATATCAACATAATTATTATCATCACGCATTAGGAATATATTTTTGATACCACATGTTAAAGATAGCATGATAAGATCTGCATCAAGTCCATATATAACATCAATATCATTTTCTTGTGTTAATAAATTATCTTTCATATAATTAATAAATTTGTGTTCACCTTCACCAATTTCATCAGATCCACTGACAATAACTTTATAATTAGTTTTAGTATTATTATAATAATCTTTTAAGTATTTATTTAGACGAATCATAAAATCAGTACCAGGTGTAATTTGATTACTATCCCATTTAATATATTTAATATTATTTAAGTCTTTAAAATTTTCGATATATGAATTATTATATGCTGATAAATATCTTCTTTTTCTTTGTTGATGTTGTTTAGCGATAGGTGCTACACCATCAATAGCGATATAGAGTAAATCGGTAGGTTTACAAATATTAACGAGATTATTAGTGCATTCAATGATAGATTCGAAAATATGATTATCAATGTTTAAACATTTATTTTTTAGGTCATTAACACATTGGTGTATAATGCTATTAAAATCGAGAAATAGTCTTTTTGTAGAAATAGGTAGTTTATCAATAATAACATCAGGATTTTTTTTAATAATTTCACGATACAAGAAAGGTATGCCCATTTTATCTATAAGTTAATATATGTTTAAATAGCTTTCAATTTTTTTTATTCTAAGTTTAATTTAAATATGTCTTCTTTACCTTTTCGTATTGAAAAACCAACATTTATAGCAGCAGTAGCTTATTTAGTATTAGCATTTATGGTATTATTACCATTAAAGATTGGTACATTAGATCCTCAATTTGAGAAAACGGAGAAATATAATTTAGGTTATAGAGTTTTAATATTATTCATAATGTTAATACCTATTTGTTTATCATTATATTCTATAAATTGCATGGTAGCTGGACACTGTACGATATGGTCATATTTAAATTCATTATTTATTGTTTTGTGGGTATTTTTATTTGTTACTGCAGTATTAATTTCAAGACAGAGATCAATTTAAAAATTGATTTAAGAATAATATAATATTAATAAACAAGAATGATAATTAATTTAGATGGAAATAAGTTATTTATAGATGGAAGTTATTATGTTTTTTATAGATATTATGCAATAATAAATTGGTATAAAATGCAGGATGAATCAGATGATATAGATGTATCATCTATTTTAGAGAAAAAGCAATTTATTGATAAATACGATAAGATGTTTGAAAAAACGATTACAGAATTAAAGAGAAAATATGAAATTGAGTGGGAAAATGTATATTTTGTGAAGGATTGTCAAAGACAAGAAATTTTTAGAAATGCTATTTTTCCAGAATACAAATCTAATCGAGATAATAAATCATTTAATGGCAATATTTTTAAGCATACTTATGATAAATTATTACCAAGTTTAATATTAAAATATGGTTTTAATACATTATCTGGGGATAATTTAGAAGCAGATGATGTTATTGCAATAATAACAAAAAAGTTGCAAGAGTTGCATGTGACTAAAATTACTATAATTACAAATGACAATGATTATATACAATTATGCAATGAAAATATAGAAATAATAAATTTACAGAATAAATTTATTAAAGATCGAGTTAATTGTGATGATCCTAAAATGTATTTAAAAATCAAGATTATTCAAGGCGATAAATCTGATAATATTCCATCAATAATGAAGAAATGTGGTCCAAAGACAGCACAAAAACTAGCTAATAATGCAGATGAATTAGAAAAGTTTTTTATAAAAAATCCAAGTGCAAGAGTTCAATATGAAATTAATAAAAAATTGATTGATTTTAATTATATAGATGAAATAGCAAAAGATAAATTCTTAGAAAAAATTGAATTTAATAAAACTACTTAAAGATAACAATATATATATAATTATTTTAAAAATTAATTAAAAATTAATGGATGATAGCCTTTGGTTATTATTGTCTGATTTAAAGCTAGAAGATAATAGTTTAGATGATAAACCAAAGTTATCAGAATGTTGTTTAGTAGAAGATAACATTATTTTAGAAGATGATAATTATATTTGTAAAGTATGTAATAATGTTATTTCTAGGTTTATTGATTTTCACGCCGAATGGCGTTATTATGGTAGTGAAGACAATAAATCATCTGATCCAACTCGTTGTGGAGCACCAGTAAATGAATTATTACCAGATTCATCATTAGGATCAATCATAAGTTGTCAGATGTTTGAGAGTCAAACAATGCGTTTAATAAGAAAATACCATACATGGAATTCTATGCCATATAAAGAGCGTAGTTTATATAATATATTTGATAACATCACAGTAAATGCAATAAACCATGGAATATCACAGACAATAATAGATGAAGCGAAGATATTATATAAGAAATTATCAGAATCAAAGATATCTAGAGGTGATAATAGATGTGGTTTAATAGCATCTAGTATTTATATGTCTTGTAAGACGAATGGTGTACCAAGATCTGCTAAAGAGATAGCTAAAATCTTTAATTTAAAGACGACAGTAATGACAAAGGGTTGTAAGAGGTTTCATGATTTATTAAAATTAGAAGTAGGATCTACGAATGCGAATGATTTTATTGAGAGATTTAGTTCCAAGTTAAATTTAAGTTCAGAGATACGTGAATTATCAAAATATATAATAAATAAAAGTTTGGAATTGAATGTGATATCATCAAATACGCCACCTAGTATAGCTGCAGCTACGATTTATATGTCATGTATAATTATTAAAAATAATATAACAAAAAAAGATATTAGTCAAGTATGTGAGATTTCGCAGGTAACACTGAGTAAGTGTTACAAAAAATTGTATGAAAATAGATCAATTCTTTTACCGACAGAAATTATTTATAAGTATTCTGTCAAGTAATTTAATTTATAGTATTCCAAATAAGATTATCTTCTATAATATCATTAATTTGTGTTAAATTTTTTATTATTTTTAAATTAATATAATTAGGTAATTCGATATTATATTGATCAAACATAATGTTAGTCCATTTATTATTTAATAAAGTATTTGAGAAATTAACAAATTGATCATCTACAAAATAGAATTTATCATAATTTCTATATTTTTCTTCAATAGATTTAAATAGTTTTGGATCCGGTTTAATAGTATTATTCATATAAATATGATCAAATAATGTAGGATCAATATCCATATATTGAAGAGCTGTACTATACCATATACTAGGAGAGTTACTAAAAATGGCCATTCTAATATTATTATTATTGCAATAGTAAATAGTATTTGTTATATCATTAATGTCTTGATTATAGTCTTTCTTCAAGTTTTTAAATAATAGTTTATAATTAATATCATTATAAACAAATTTATTATATTCATCAATTGATGTTTTATATCCTAATTTTTGTAATCCAATAGCAGTATGTCCGAATGTTTTATATAAATACTTATTAATAATTGAAGCATTTTTATTGGAAGTATTAACAAAATTTTTAACAAATCGATTAGCTTTATTAGCTATAATTTTATTAGAATTAGGTGATTTCAATATAACTCCATCAAAATCTAGTAATAATACTTTATTATTCATTTTAACTAATATAATATTTAGTTCTTAAATATATATAAATATGTTATATGCATTTTTATTTTTTACATTATGGGTAATAATATTAGTAGTATTGCATAAATATACATTTCGATATATAGATTTATTATATTTAACATTTATTACATTAGTTGTAGGATCGTATATATCTTTTATAAATCCTGGTTATATATTATTTAAAGTAAATGACAAAGAGACAATAAAATTTGAAGGATTTAATAAGATTATAATAACAGATTTAGCATCACATTTATTTATCTTTTTATTTATATATTTTTGGTATTATGATTATTATAAAGTAAAAGATAAGAATTTAATATTAAATTCTGTATTATTATTATTTATATATTTTATAATAACTACGATACATTTACAGAGATTATCAGTAGAAACAGTTTATAATGTTAAAATTATAAATTTATTAATAGTATTTGTAATAGCTTCTTGTTTATATTACTTTATCTAAACTTTAATATCACTATTAAATAAATATGGGAAATCAATTTTCACATAAGAATCCTAGTGAATCTAATGGTATATTTACGAATGAATTAACATTAATTACAGAAATAGTAAATAAGATTATTAATGACAAAGATATGTTTAACAATAGTGATTATAATTTCTTATCAGAGGATGTTTGTGCAAAACACAATATTGTATTAGAGCAAGAATTAAATAAGCATCTTAAAATTGAATTAGAATCTTTAGGAACTTCATTATATATAATACCAAAAGGGGACGATCATGAGAAATTAACAAAAATAAATTTAACAAAGAAACAAATTTGTCAAAAGATATCGAATCATTATATTAAAATTTTATATATAATATGTTTAATAAAATATGTATATGATCTAGAGCATAATGGTGATTTAAGTATTGCTGGAATAATATTTAGGAATATTAAAATTTTGGATAATATTATGGAAATTGATTTTTGTCAAATTCCTCATAAAGATTATAAGAGAAATGGGAAAGATATTACAAAAATTAATTTAGGTCTTTTAGAAGGTATCAATTTTTTTACAGGATACTTTTTAGAACCAGAAGAATCGAGAGTATTTTTAGGTTTAATGAAGAACATTTTAGCTCGTAAAAAAGAAACAATTTTTACGACACAATTGTGTAGTATAATAAAATCGAGTAATTTAACATCAAATGAGATTAAAGAATTAGAAAAGTTGTATTATTCTCGATATAATACAAGATTAACTTGTAAGAAAACGGATAAATTAGAAACAGAATCACCTAGTTTACACAATCACAAGAATGTAAATTTAGATGTATTTATTGAGAAAGATAATCCTATTTTCAATAATAAGATGTGTTATGCGACAAATCAACTTGTAATAAAGTTAAATAATTCAGAGGGTAGAAAAGTAGAATCTATTTATAAGAAAATGAAATCAAATTATGATATAAATATAAAGTCAATTAAGGCAGTTTTGGATAAACTAGTATTAAAAAATGGTAATGGCGAATATATATTACGAGATATAAAGAGTACAGAATTACAATATATAATAAGTGATGTTAAACTTAAGATTAAAACATTTTATATGCAGTCAATATTAGATTTTCAATTATTATTTGATACTGCTAAGACAGTTCCTAATATACATATGATATCAGATTTTCCAATTCGTTCATAATTTTTTTGCGTGTCTTATTTATAAAATATACTATAATTGAATATAAAAATGGATATAGAGGAATTTGTATGGAATAAAATAGTTAATAACAAATGCAATAAGTTAATAAAATTGGTAAATATTTATATAATAAATGTGAGTAAAGTAAGTGAATTTATAGAAATATTAATAAATATTTATTGCAATAATATATTATCAAAAAATATATGGTTTATAACAAAATTTATTACTTATTTAGATTCTATAAGTAATACGAAGAAGAATTTGGTAGAGAATAAGAAGATCATATTAAATATAATAGCATTATTTAATTTAGAATTAAATAATATAATAAAATTTAGATCAAGCTTGGATGATCATACAAAGTATAAAATTACAAAAATAAGTAATACATATAAGAAAGAGTATGCAGAATTAGATTATTTAAAAGATATATTATTGGGAAATATATATACTTTATTTAATGCAATATTTGGTATCTTATTAAATAGAAAAGGTATAGATGATTTAAATGTATTATTAATTTATATTATATCTCTAAAAAATTCTCAATTATTTTTTAGGGATTTAAAGGATCATAATATTTATGATTTATTATTTAGTATATTTGAGAAATTAAGAATATCAGAAGAATTATGTGATTATATAATTTTGAATAAAACATTATTTAATTTGAATGTTAAGAATAAGAATTATATAAAACGAATAAATTTATTATTGGTATGTTTTGAAGGTTATATAATGGATAACATAACTAATCAAGAAATTGTAATAAATCCTATATCGAGATCAAATTATTTATATTTATATACATTACATAATTATGATTATAGTAAAATGTTAGAGATAGATAGAGAAAAAATGAAATTAAAGACGGATCGATTATTGAATAAGAATATCACAATAGATGATAATGAATTATTAAATATAGAAACAAGAAATACAATAGATATAATAAAAATAAAATAATTAAAATGCATATAAAAACATATAAATATATATTATTAAAATAGAAGAAATGTTTCAGAAACAGAAAATATCATTTAAGAATAAAGAGATTTTTGATCACAAATTTAAATCAGATATAGATACATGTTTTTGCGTCGTATCAAAAATGTTATTTAATGCAAATATTAATGTAGATGGTAGTATTGATGTTGAAAAGGTAGGGATATTAAAGAAATACGAATTATGGTCATATATTTATTATTTATATTATTTTAATAATAAAACACTGAATGAATTTAAAGCTATGAGAACTGAAAAAAATGGAAAGGCAAATGCAGAATTGTTTTATAATTCTGTATTAGCTACTACAAGTGATTCAAGTGTTGATAATAATACTTTAATTTATTTTATAAATTTAATAGTGCATAATAATGTAGATAATTTAATAAATCCTGTAATTGATTATTTAAAGAAAATTTTATCAAAAGAGATTATACCAAGTTTGGGAAGTATTAGTGTTAAAACCGGAACTAATTCAAAGAATGTTAATATAATAACAAATGCAAATGCAGTTAAGAATGCAAATGTAAAAGTTTTAGTTTCTAGGAAAAATTAAATTATTAAGTTTAATTTCAAGTTTAATAAATATATTTTAACGTTAAATATGTATTCGTTACTTTTTCTATTGGTAATGCCTTTTATATCGGTTAATTCATTTCCAAATGGTCGTTGTTATGTTAATAGTTGTAATGCATCACCTTATTCATTAAATTGGACAAATGTAACATCAAATAATGATAGTACGCTTACTGCGTGTTTTAATATATCGACAAAGAGTTGTGTAGATAATAGTGTATATAATTGTTGTAATGTATTTAATACATTATTACAGAAGATAGTAATATTATCGCAACCTATTTGTAATGATAGTGTAAAACAGGTTAGAATTAATAATGTTGTAAAAGGTGGAGGTATATATTTTCAAATATACAATGTATATAATACAAATATAACTCAAGCAGAATTAATTATTACATCTTTAGGGTATACAGGTGGTAGTTCACAAGTAACATCTAAGCAATTTTGTATAGATTTAAGTTACCCTTGTAATAATTTAAATACATTTTGTACATCAGATTCTTTATTTGCTTTATTTAATCCGGATATTCATACATGTTGTCCAACTTGTAATTTTCCAACATATTCTATGATTCCATCACCTCCTCCACCGCCTTCAGTGATTCAATCACCTCCTCCGCCACCTGTAGTAATTCAATCGCCACCTCCGCCACCTGTAGTAATTGAATCGCCGCCTCCGCCTCCACCGCCACCTGTAGTAATTGAATCGCCACCTCCGCCGCCACCGCCACCTTTGGTAATTGAATCGCCACCTCCGCCGCCACCGCCACCTGTAGTAATTCAATCGCCACCTCCGCCTCCACCGCCACCTGTAGTGATTCAATCACCTCCACCGCCTCCATCTGTTAATTCGTGTAAATTATACAGATCAGATTATACTTTAATCCCTTCATATTCTATTGATTGCCCTGGTTGTTTTACTGAATGTAATAAAAATACAAGTTGTTCATATTATAATTGGAATAATTTAGGTTTAGTAAAATGGGATAATGATATTTGTAGTTATTTGGTACCTCCACCGCCTCCTTTGGTGATTGAATCATCACCTCCACCGCCTCCTCCACCTCTAGTGATTCAGTCACCTCCACCGCCTCCTCCTGGTAATTCGTGTAAAGCATATACATCAAATTATACATTAATTCCAACAAGCTCTTCTATAAATTGTTCAAGTTGTTTTACTGAATGTAATAAAAACACAAATTGTTCATATTATAATTGGAATAATCTAGGATTAGTAAAGTGGGATAATGATATTTGTGATTATTTAGTACCACCACCACCGCCTATTAATAATTTGTGTAGATTATTTAAAACAAATAATATATTAATACCTTCAAATGCTGATAGTTGTATAAATTGTTTTACAGATTGTAGTAATAATTTAGAGTGTATATATTATTCTTGGAACAATATAGGTTTGATAGATAAAACGAATGAAAAATTTTGTAGTTATTTAATACCACCGCCACCATTATCACCATCACCATTATCAATTTGTGACTTAGTAAAAAAATATTGTAATTAAATTAATAATTTTTTATAAATTGTATTGATTAAGTAAGATATAGTATCTTGTAGAATGATTGCTTGAATTGGTAAATCTGAAGTATATAACCAGAATTGTGGCAATATAATAATTTGATTTTTTTTCAATTTAATAGTAACATATTCAATTTGTTGTAATTTATCAAAATCTTCAATTGAAGTAATAAAATTATTATTATTAAAAAATTTAATCATTTTTCTATATCTAGGATGTATAACTTGTATATTTACATCAGATATTTGATTATAAATGATTAAATATTTTGATAAATTAATGAATACTTTATTATTAAATAAAATAGGTATATCTTTAGAAATACTATATGAATATGCAAATAATGATTTTAATAGTTCTTTTGGTTCAATAACTTGATCGTATATAACGATTGGATATTTTTCTTGTAATACATTAATATTAATTTTATCTAAATACGTTTGTGTAATTTTAAAATTCGGTTTATACGTACAATAATATTGACAATATATAATAATAGTTAATATTATTAGAATAGATATAAGTAATTTCTGAATCATACTTAAGGACAATTATAATTATGTAAAATATAAAATTACTTAAAGACAATCTTATAATTATAATTAAACAAAAACAAAAATGTCAGCAACTGAGGACGTTAATGAAATACAACCGCAACCAGAAACTGAGAACGTAGTTTTAAATGAAGTTCGTGATAAGGAGGAAATTGGAGGTAACATTGGAACTTGTAAATGGTTCAATGATAAACTAGGTTTTGGATTCATTACTATTTGTGATGGAGATGAAAAAGGAAAGGATATTTTTGTTCATCATTCTGGTATTAGGCCATTGAACAGTAACTATCGTACTCTTAAGAAGGGCGAATACATTAATTTCAATATTATTACTGGTCTAAATGGTCTACAGGCAGTTGATGTAACTGGTATTAATGGAGGTCCACTTATGTGTGATCATGTTATTGGCAAGAAGATTACATCAATTATGGCATCAATGCCAGGAGGTCAACCTATTATTCCTGGACAAATCCAACTTCCTCAAAATCCTTATCAGAACAGGCGTCCAATTTATAACAATGTTGTGCAGCAACAACAACCAGCAGCCCAATGGAACGTAGTAGCTCGTAAGCCGTTTATTAATAAATATAATAAGAATTCAGTAGTAGAATCACCAGATACTCGTCCAGATACTCGTGGTAAACGTTATCCTCCAAATACTCGTCCTTATAAAAATGTTGTTAAAAATGTAGATAATTAGTTAATTTATTTTTATTGCTTTCTTTTTTAATATAAAATGGGAATGTTTCAATATGATTTCAATGATTTAGCAAATTTTTTTAGAGATATCAAATTTTTGAATAAATATGGTGGTGGTGAAGGTGAAGCAACAGAAGCATCTTATGATTTTATTCGATCACTTTTGTTAGCAGCACCATCAAATCCAAAATCCAGTTTATTAGTAATAATAATATTTGTTATAATGAATGTTTTTTTATATGCACTTTGTTTATGTTCGATATATTTAGTATATTATTTAATATTTAAGGGATATCCTAAGTTTTTACCAGATATCTTAACATTACATATGAAAAATGTAGTAGATGTCGAAAAATTATTATCTAGAAATAATTTTTTAATAGATTCATACAATATATTATTGGATAAAAGTCCTGATTGTGTAAGTGGATATGAAATATATAATAAGATATATGAAAGAACGAATTTAAAGGATTATATTACAGCTGTAGATAATTATATACAATCTTATTATTCAGAATATAAGTATAATGTAAAATATGAAAAAGCATTTAAGGAATATTTTTATTTGTATTATAAGATCTATTTAGATGGTGAAACTCGAGATACTACAAAAACAGATCCGGATTCATTAAAAAGAATTGTAGATCCAGATGATGGAGCTCAAGATGCAACAAAACCTATTACTGTAAATGGTAAAGAAATAGCAATAGAACATCATCAATATTATAATGCATTAGTAAATTATTTAGTAAAGAATAGAGAATATGATACAAGTCAAACTACAGGATCTGGTAAACAATCATCAGACACAAAAATATCAAATGTGTTTTTAAAAGATAAATTTAAGAAATATAATCAACATAAAGATATTAAAATAGCAATTTTATATTTTAAATCAGAATTAAATAGAATTACAAAGAAAATTAATAATCATCAACAAAATGTATTACCATATATAGTATTACCAAGTTCATTAGATGATATTCAAAAAGTTAAAAAAGATTTTGGTATGTTTCAGTTAAAGATACAAAATAATAATATATATTTACCAAGGTCTGATACAGCTTATGTTCCATTTCAAACTATGAATGAATATTCATGGTATATTGCAGAAATATTATTTTATGATAAGAATGGTAATCAATATAGTAAATTAATAAAGAATATTGAATCTTTAGAACCGAGTCCAAAGATGTCAGCATATATGAATTTATCAGTAACAAATAGAGTAAAAGCATTAAATAAATTTAATTTAAGTAATAATGCAAATGCTGTTGAATATATAAATAAATTACCTATATTATCACATATTTATTATAATTCAGAAATTATAGATAAAAATGGATTTTATAGTAAGGTTATGGAAACATATAAAGCGATTATAAATGCAAATTGTTCATTAACAGGTAGTACAGAAATCGAAAATAAATTAATGAAATTAGATATTGTTGGAGGCAATTTCAAGAAAATTGTGAATGCAGTGAATATTTGTGATTTATATTTTAACTCATATTCACATGAAATTACAAAATTACTTGAAACGAAATATATGGACGATGTACAATTCTTAAAATCATTATGGATGCCTTTTGTAAAAGATATGATAATCAATCGTATTTTCGTAGGGTTCGTTAAATATGTTAAAGACTCGTGGATTGGCGATCCATTTCCAACGAAGAATTATTTGGATTTTAGTGTAAAATATAAATTTGTAGAAAAGACAATGAGCGACGTTGTGGCAAATACATGGAAACGGCTCTTTACCTCACAAGATGTTGGTAAACCAAAGCCACCCGAAACTAGCTTTTAAAGTACCGATTATGAAAAATACCTTTAAATAAGCTTATCTTTTTATCTTTATTACTTGATGTTATGTTTTTTTATAATAAAATTCCTTCTATTAAAATAATGAATATGTCCCCATTAATAAATATTTTCATTAAAAATATAATAAATGAAACAATAACCTTATCAATACCGCAACAATTTAATTTAAAAAAATACATAGTATCCTCTGTAAATACACCTGTATCCTTAGTATATAAAGGTCATTTTTTAAAAAATGATCTTATTTCATTTAATAATAATGATACAATTTACATGTTTAATAGAGTACGTGGAGGTATTCCAGTAGCAGCAGCAGTAACAGGTGGTCCAATAATTGTTATGAGTCCAGCAGATTTAATAGAACAAACAATGGCAGATGTTGCAACTCAAGTCGATGCAAAACAAAATCTAGCTATGAGAATTGTTGAAAAAGTAATGGCTGCACTTAAAATTAGTGCAGATAAACAAACAAAGATTAGAGAAGCTATTGTACGTTTGGGAGAACGTGCAACTGACTTTGCAAAAGCAATTTCTAAATTTGCTAAAACAATGGCAATGGTTGCAAGATTTTATCCAATTATTATTGTAGCATTAATTATCTTAGCATTTTTTGGCAAGCCTCTTGAATATATTATGTTATTTATTGCAGCAATTATAGTATCGATACTATGGGTTATTGTATATATATTTGGGTTACCAGTGGTACGTGTAATACCATATATACCTTATAATATAGCATTTCATTTTATACCATTTTTAGCATTTTCTATAGTAATATTTACAATATTTGTCGTAGTATCATTATTTTGTTTAATTTTAGCAGGATTAAATGTTGCAACATCTGGTTCATTACAAAATATGATATTATGTCAAAATGGTCCAGAGGCATGGTATCAAATACCAAATTACCATTTAGACAATATATATAAAAGATCATTTTTCTGTGTAAAACCATGTAATGCACGATATGAACCAGATGGTGATAGTATGTGTAAGAAGATGTATAAAGCTCAACCGGCATATTGTCCACCGGCAGAGATAATGAGAATTTATTCAGGTTATAATAAGGGTGATCGAAATTATTATTTCAAGGATTTTAATGAGCATAATATAAAATATTTGAAGGCCACACCAGAAAACAGAGAGAAAATGTTAAGAGATCATTATATTAAAAAGGTTCAATATTTAGATAAATGTAGTGCACCTATGGCACCTTATAGTGATATAACATTAAATATTTGTGCAAATCTAGATAATTTAGAGAAATCAAATACACTTAAACCTAAACAATTAAAAAAATTACGAGATGTATGTTTCCAAGGTTATTGTAATTCAAAAACAAATTATCCATTTTGTGCAAAGAGGGTACATTCATCGAGTATCGACATGTCACAATTAATAAAACAAATATGTAAAATAATAGCAATAATTATAGTATTTTTCTTAATAATTATATTTATGTTAAAAATTATGTATTTAAAAAATAAAAATTGAATTCTTATTTAAAGATAATTTAGTATAAGATAAATAATAATAAAAATGACAGATCGTGTTCTAGCTTTATCTATGCGACCTAAGACACTGCCAGAATTAGTTGGTCAAGATACATTAATTGAGACACTAAATACACAATTTGCAACCAATCGAATTCCTCATTTCTTTATAATTTCTGGAGCTCCCGGAATTGGTAAAACAACTTTAGCTCGTATATTAGCTTTAATTTTACAATCACCAGCACAATTCAATGTATGTATTAAAAACATTGATGATTTACCTTGGAAAGACTTTAATAAGCTGGATATTCATGAAATTAATGCAGCAAATAAAAATGGAATAGATGATGTTCGTCAACTATCAGAAATGATGAAATATCAGCCGATGAAACCATCTGTAGCAAAAGTAGTTATTTTAGATGAGGCGCATCAGTTAACAACACCTGCCCAAAATGCATTATTAACAGAAACCGAAGATGTATCAAAACATGTTTATTATATATTTTGTACTTCGGCTTTAAATAAAATCTTACCTGCTCTACAAAGGCGTGCATATATTATTTCACCCAAACCACTAACAAGTGATTGTGTTATTGAACTTTTAGCAAAGGCTAAAGAACGTGTGGGTTTCACTGAAGCAATTGGTCCTCTAGAAGAAGCATTAAAACTTCATGATGTTCGATCTCCTGGATTAATTTTACAGGCAGCTGAAAGATTTTTTAGCGGATTAAATGCTCAAGACAGTGTCTTAAGTTCTGTCGATAATACTAATTTAGATACAATGGCAATATGTCGATCAGTTATCAAAGGAGATTGGAAAACTGCATCAAATTTAATGAAAGATATAACAAAATCAGATGTCATTATGTTAAGAAGTTGCATCTTAGGTTATTTAAAAACTGCTATCCTAAAAAGTGTTGGACCAAAAGCTATTAATATTGCTAAAGCTATGCAAATTATTGCTAGTTCGCCTTTAGATGAAATCGTGGCTTTACCTGGATTTCTAGCCGCTCTTTGCCTCGCTTGTGAAAAATTAAGTACTTAAGTAATTTCAAAAAAGTACTTAAGGAAAAATCTATTTTATTAAATTTGAAACTTACTTAAAGATAAAAGAAATTATATTAATTAGAATGAAATGAAATTATTTTATTAATTTAAAGTGAAAAAAAGTTATAATATTATTTTTATTTTTAATCGGGGAAGTGTAGTGAAATGGAATCACTTTGGTCTTATGTCGTTATGTCAAACGGATAGCCAACATTCGCAGATCAAAACTGCGCACTTCTACCAATTAAATACCAACTAAATTGTTTATAAAATATTAAACATATTTTTAAATAATTCTTCATTTATAGAATTATAGCTATATTTAAATTTAGTATACCAAGAATTTTCATTACTAACTGTAATGAATAATGATGGTCTTTGTTTTTCTAATATTATTTTATCTTCAATAAATCCTAATTCAAATACAGTTTCTTCAGGAAATATATAAAATATATCACTATCTGGTATATTTATCCAATAAAATTTATTCATACCTAATTTATATGGCTTTTTATTATTATTTCCAACTGATCTACAAAAATTAATAGAATATCCTTTTTTATTTTTTGTAGCTACTTTTTCTTGAACATTTAAACCATTTATTTTAAAATCATAATAAGATTGATTATATCTAGGTTTTTCAAATGTAAGAAATGGAAATGCTTCAGTTCTTTTTTGAATATATATTAATTCTCTTTGTTGATTTATATTTGGTGGTGTATTACATTCACCAGATGTAAATAACTTAAACTTTTGATAATAAATTAATAAATTTTCATATAATTTATCTTCATCAATTAGATATTTATTATAAATAGATTTACTAGTTAAACCAATATTAAGTTTACATTTTAAATGTATAATTATTTCATTTGGTATTAACCAATATTTATTTTTATTGATACAATGACATAATATAATATGGTCCTCATAATTATTATTTGGAAAACAGAAACTATATAAATTATGACAAACATCAATTGTAGTTTTAACTTGAATTTTTAACCATTTATCATCATTTATATTTAAAGGTTTTATAATCATATCCGGTATACATCCTTCTCCTGTTGTAATAATATTAATTTTATTTTTGAATAAAATATGTAATTTTTCAATTACTTGACATTCTTGAATCATTCCAGCACTAGTTTCTAAACCATCTATATTTTTATTTTTAGATTTTTCACTTGATATTTTATTCATACAACTTTTACAAGTTATACCAGAGCCTTTTTGTTTAAAATTAGTAATTGTCACTGTATTTTCATGATCACATTTAGATATAAATTTAACAATCATTTTTGAAAAATTTTGATTATTTTTAAATTCATCTTCACTTGTAATAAGTTTACATCCTTTACTTTCGAATAATTCTTTTATATTATTATATTTTTTTGATATATTATTTAAATTATTGGAGTATCTTGAGGATTCTAGTTTTGATAAAGTAAATTTATCAAAACTAGAATCCTCAAGATACTCCAATAATTTATTAGATAATTTATTAATATTTATTTTATAAGTTGAATATTTTGTATTATCATTTCTAGTAATAGCAATTCTTTTAATATTTTTATCACATATTTCCTTTGAAAATACCCAAATATCATCAGTATTATTTAGACAAACAACTATAAAATTTTCTTCAAGTGATGGATTAATTGTTATTACAATTTTATCTTTAGAAGAATGACGAACTTGTACTCGTATCCAATTTTCATCTCCTTTTTTACGAATATATACATCACTAAATGAATATTTATCAGCTGTTAAACGCCATTCGATTATATTATCATTTAAATTATCAGTAAATATTTTTATAATTTCACATGTAGTTTTATTTTTACGTCTGCCTTCAGATTCTATATATTTTTTAATTGTTTCTGTAGTTTTGTTTGTTCCAATTTTATTAGAACAATCCCTACAATTACCAGAATTTTTTATAAAATTATTACAATAAATTTCATTCTCATGGCCACACTTTGCAATATACTTAAATTTATTTAATTTTGTAAGATGTTTTTCATTATATTCCTCTTCAGACGTAATTAATTTACAATTCTTGCTTTCAAAAATAGCCTGAAAATCCTTATAGCTTGTCCTTATTGCCATTTGATTCTTATAGTATCTTACACTAATTATAATATATCACTTTGTCTTTAAGTAGTTTTTTTACTTAAATAGAATTCTTTTTATAAGATAATATATGACAACAACAGAGAATATTATAGATTCGACTATAACAACTTTAAAAGTAATTTCAATGGTTGGTAAAAACGGTCGTTTATCAATACGTAAAGGACAATTAACATTAGAACCCGAGGATACAATGCAAAAATTTAGAAGATGGTTTAATAAAGATAGTCGTGATCAAACTTTAATACATATAAAAAATACGATAAATGCAGCAATGCAATTATCACTAGGTATAAAATCAAATAAAATTCAAACAGAATTAAAAGAATGGACATTCCATTCTTTAGTTGCTGAAATGATGAATTGTCAAGCAGGTTTAATGAATCTAAAAACAACTTATAATGATGATCCATTATTCAAAGCAAGTATCGAAGTAATTAATGAGAGATTACAAGCACATTGCCAAGAATTATCTATAGATCCAATTTCTGCTGATTTACCAGAAATACAAGAAAAATGCAATACAATATTATCAAATGAATAAATTTATATTTTAATATAAAATATGGATGTACTAGGTCAAACACTATCAGCAACAACTAATACTGTAGGTAATGTAAATAAAGATTTTCGTAAATATGCTTTAAATGATAATTTAATAGTAGTAGCAGCTGCAGTTTGTATCGGTTTTATTACAAAAGATGTAATAGAACGTATGA